GTGATGGCGGCGGAGGCGGCAGATGAGGAGGCGGAGATGGCGGCGGCGGCGGAGGCGGCGGCGGCGGAGGCGGTGAGTATTAGGGCCACCGCCCAAAATCAAGTGACAAATATGCGGATTGAAGCACTTTTTCAAAAAATATTTAATTTGCAGCAACAGGAGCAGCAGGAGCAGCGCGCAAAATTATTATATTCTTTATGTGAATTATTTAATAGTGTAGATAATGATGAAGACGACACCGATGATATACTCGTAGCAAAATCAATATCTAGATCAAGAGAGAGATTAGAAGCCGTTGTCGAAACCGGTGGTGGAGGTGGAGATGGAGGTGGAGGTGGAGGTGGTTGCACACGCACTTATGACAAAAATGAAATATCACTAGAAAGAGCAGGAGAAGTATTTAGTTGTCTATATAGTGCCGGACGTAGATTTGAAGCAGCAGCGTTGGGAGTGGCTGAAAATCATCTTTCTATATTATCAGCGTTAGTTGAGTTAGAGAATATTACGACTGTTAGATATGGTCATGATAAGCGTGTTGGAGAACTAACAACAAAGATACCAAGAATAATATTACTAGCATGTCAGGGTATTCGTAGTACGGCGAAGGTGGTGAATGCGGAGGTGGAGGTGAAGGCGATGTCGGCGGCGGCAGATAGGGAGGAGGCGGCGGTGAAGACGGCGGCAGTTAAGGAGAAGGCGCAAATGGCAATAAAAAATGTAAAGGAAGATACATTCATGCGTAGTAAAGCGTTGGAGGATACTATAAGAACGGCGGCGAAGTATTCAAATGCCGGAACTAAGACTACGAGGAATATGCATGTGGAGGCGGAAGCGAAGGATCAGGAGGCGGCGGATGCGAATGATGCTGTGGAGGCGGCGAAGGCAGAGGCGACGGCGACGGAGGCGGCAGCGCACAGTGTACTCAAACTAGCTAGGGATAATTTAGATGAAGCAGAACAAAAATACAAAACAGTGTTTGAAGTTAAGAATGCGGCAAACAAAGAACTGGATAAGGCAATGGCGGCGGCAGGGGAGGCGGCGGCGGCGGTGAAGGCGGCGGCAGATAAGGAGGAGGCGGCGGTGAAGGTGGCGGCAGTTGAGGAGAATGCGGCGTTGGGGATGGTGGCGCTGGGTAATATGGGTATGGCGGAGACGAAGGATAATAAGTTGAATGCGTTGACGGATGCGGCGACGCTGGATGCGGCGGTGGATAATTTGAATGCGTTGACGGATGCGGCGGCGGCGGTGAGTCAATATACGCCGAAACTCGCTATCCAGTTCGGTGAAGCAGGAAGTGCCCTACGCGCGCTCCACCTAGAACTTCACACCGAATCTACCAAATACGGAGAATGGTTATGTTTATGTAATGAGGAACTTATTAGTTTCATGGTTGAGGTTAATCTTGTCAAAAACCCAGTAGATCAAACCAAAAAATATAGGTTCATTTCTGCTAAGGTTGATGAAAATTGTGTTGTGTCTGTCGACCGCCCCGTCGATTCTCCTGGATCCAATCAATCTTCTCCTCCTAAAACTCCTGATCGTGTGGAGAATCAAGAGTTCCCGGATAGTATGAGGAGTGCGATAAGTGTTCATCTACCATCAAATTCAAATTCAAATTCGAAACAAAATTTAATGGCCCGGTTTTCACAGGATTTAGGATCACAGGATTCAGAACAGCAACAGGAATTAGGATCACAGGGTTCAGAAGAGCAACAGGGTTCAGAACATCTAAAAAGTGGCAACTCATCAAATAGCGGTGGTCGCCCAACCTCCAAAAAATCAACACATCGCAAACCTCACAGGCATACACGCAACTATCAAAGCCACAACAAAAAACCCAAGCGTTCATCCAGAAGCACCAAATACAATACAATCAAGCACCGCAAATCATACCGCAAACATAATCGCACAATCAAACGTCGTGGCAATCGCAAATAAACCGTGAATAAAATAATCTAATACTAATTCAGTATATTAGATTATTATTCCATTCCATTTCATTCCATGAACGCCATTCTACCCTCATCATCAACAAACGCCGACAATACCGACACCCTCGCCAAATACGTGGTTTTAGGCATATTCCTTATCTTGGCACTCGTTGCCATCCAGTATATTTTCCGTAATCAGCTTGGTATGATCGAAGGTCTCGCCAACCGGAACTCGAAGAAAACGTCAGACAATCCACTCGAAGATGAAAACGACGGCGACATCATCACCATCGCCAAGCGCCAAGAAGAATTCGCCACAAAGACCCAGAAGTCCTTAAACATGGACTCGCATTACAATCATTACAACAAAATCATCGAAAATATGGACGAGTGGGTGAATGCGAAAATCGTGACATCTCTCAAAAACGTATCTCGGGAAGTTCATGGCGAAGGCAAAATGGAAGATATCATCCGACACATGAATGAGTTGAACACCATGAATAAATTCAAGCTTACGCTGGAAGAGTGCGCGAGGTATATTGACACAAAATAACGATGAAAGCTCACCATAAAATCCTTCGGCTCAAATTGTTCGCGGAGTATTTATTTCTCCGCCATTTCCCACGCATTCCGCTGGTGCGGGTTAGGTAGTTATGGCGACGTCTATGATTTCGGTGTCGAGTAAAGTCCTGGTATCCAATTTGACCGAAATGAATCCATTTGTTATGATTTGGGTCAAATATCATATACTTCTTCTCTGGTTTATCGGAGGGATACAGTTTCGCACTCTTCCCCAAATAACGATACGCCATTTTTTGGGCAATCCGCGGGTTTGAATACCGAAGCAATTTTTTCGTAAATACGCGACGAGGCATTCCTATGATATTATACCCTAATAAAAAATCGATTACTCACTCCAACACACACCCCTTCACAACGACATAATAAAGTGAAAGCGTGATTGCGCCGCCGCCAAGTATATGCCACAGCGAGTGTAAAGGTGCGATCCCCATTCGGTCGAGTATAAAACACGCGATCCCCGCAGTAATCAACACAAAAACCGCACCACCATAATACAACTTCATCTTCGAACATGATAACATCGCCAACGGATATATGAACGCAACCACGATCAACGCGATTCGAGTGCTATACCTCCACGCATATAAATTAAAAACACCGATTCCGAGTAAAACACCGACTTGTGTGAGTATATCTAGACCGAATGTGGTCATCGTAACCGATGCGAAAATAAATGATGCCAGAAAACAATCGACGCATCCAAAAACCTCCAATAATGACATATGATACACCGCTGAACATATCATGACCAAAACCGATATTACAATCGAGAAATGGATATACGCAGGCCACTCCCCCAGCTCCCGCCAACTTTCGAACCAGTCTTCTTCTTTGATGAGATAAAGAAGCAGACTACTTCCATAAAAGAGCGATGTTACAAAACACCAAAATTCGGCGATTTTATCATGAACGCGGTATTTCGCCTCCATCGTGGTTGTCTCCGCGGATTCAAGTAAGCCGCATTTGGACGGACAACCGAAGATACAGTGAATCAGCGAGAAATCATTTATTGGTTTTGGCTTCTCCGCATGACATACCTTTGTAATCATTTCATTCATAATCTCTCGTGTCGTAGCCGCAATCACTACGTCATCTACGGGATATGGACATTTACGCCAGCATAGTGTGCCGTCATAATCCCATGACACATTTCTCTCGACACGTTCATTCGCGGTCTCTGTCGCGGCCACCCGGTCGTCCAAAAAAACCTCCCAGCAATCAGCACCATCACCAAATCCGCGTTGTTCGCTGCGTATCCACTTCCCAGCATACGTAAATCCCTTCGTTGTAAAATACCGCCAATCCTTTCGCCCTAGCACCGGAATATATTCCCATGATTTTCGTGTTGCGTAGGTATATTCATAACGCTTGTCGTTCGAAAACCTACCATCAGGCATCGGCATTCGAAAGCATTCAATTTCTTCGGGGTGCGGCGCGGTTGTCATCGCGGTATGTAGTTATATACAATACATAAATACATGAATACATAAAATAGGTTTATACGCTTTACCGGATTACGGGATTACGCAGTAGGGCGTCTCGCCTTTCCCCACTGAACATCTGCGCCTCGTCCGCGTGAGACAGCATCGCCAGCATATTTCGGACTGCGGTATTTTTCATTTGCGGCAGGAACGCGCATCGGAACCAACGCAGATGTGTCTGACCGTATGGCGTCAGGACGAGTCCTGTCAATATATGCGCCCGACGCGACTACCGACTCTGTATATTGTCGTCCGCCCCAGTTCGAGTCCATCGGGTTATCGCTATATTTCATCGTGAGTTCTTTCTCTCGAAATGCCGCATCATGCGCGGTATAATCACCCATATTGAAGTTCAAAGGATCGAAACCGTCATACATCTGGTTATTAAATGGCGGATTATCGCGAGAGGCGTCCATCATTTGGACGAGTGCGGCAGGTGCGGGGGAGTAAGGGACATTCGCCGAGAGACCGCCCTGTATATCTGCCGGAGAAGGGCGAATCTTATAAACTGCTTCACCTTGTGCGTTGTATGAATACTGTAAGAAAAGCACCGGGCAGCGAATTCCGCGTCCTTTCAGCCATTCGGTGAATTCGGCATAATCTTCTAAACTTTTAAATCGAATCGGATTCACACCGGGTACTTTTTCGACTTTCGAGTTATAGAGAAAGATTTCGCTTCCATGTTGGACAAGGATGTTCGGGCAACGGTTCGTTTGTATTGCGTTATCAGCGACGGATGCGGTATCGAAGCCTTCGGCGCCTTCTTTTCTTACAGTCATCGGTAGTTTGGTCTCAGCAGCGGCGCTAGCCGCATTACGCAACTTTTGCGCCTGTTGTGCGTCAGGTTCAATACTTACAAACCCTTCCGGAAGAGATGCCTTGGTGGGTGTTTTATATGTCACATACGCACCAATTAAAAATAAGATGACAATCACCGCTGGCAACACTTTTTGTAGTTTGCGAATTTCCACCAACACCCCGAGCTCTTTTGAAACCTTCGAAGAATTCTCTTGAATATATTTAAATATCTCGTTAAGCATGTTGATTATCTATATACTACTATGATAAATTATCCAGTATATATTATTATATCAACAATATACAATAAACCCCGATTGTTCGAATGTTACAGTTTATCGATGTAAAAGAGGGTCATAATATTGACAAATTCAACGCCGCTGCGAAACAAGCACACGATAATCCAGAAACACATGGACTTCTCGTAAAAGTATATGCGGATTGGTGCGGACATTGTCAAAATATGGCCCAAGACTGGAACCGTCTCATAAAAGAATTAAAACATAAATACAGTTGTAAAAAGCCGGGTTGTGTTCTTACAATCGCAAGCATCCAAGCGGTGAATTTGGAGCCCGCCGACCCTGTAATACAAAATCTGAAATACATACCTAAAGATATTCATGGCGTTCCTTTGATCGCTTACATCAATAAAGGGGTTCGTAGTTTAGAATATTCCGATGAACGTGTTTATCCAAAGATGTTGAAATGGGTTGTATCTCATCCTGAATTTAGTTTAGTAAAACGCAGTAAATCGAAGAGCAGCACGCTTCGCGGTATTACCAAAAAGGCTAGAACCAAATTCAGGGACTTTCATCGTGATACATTAAAACGGTTTCATAAAGAAATGCGCCGACAACATAAACGGAGTGTGCGTTCAAGAATGGCGACACCGGTCGCACCAAGTGGAAGAGGTGCGCAGCAGTATAATAATGTTCCGGCTTACTTGCGTAGTTCGTCATAAGACAATATTTTCTTATATTATATTATACATTCCATTCCATTTCACCCGGTTTAAATGTTATCTAATATGACCGCATGCCCCATGGCAGCGTTAATTATGATTTTAGTCATAATAACAATACTAATTGATGCGTTTTTATTATTTGGTCCAGTTTTTGTAATACGGTTTAACCCTCTTGTTTTAGGAGTAATCTTCTTTTTATTTACAATTGTATATGTATTATTTACTCTTTGGTTGGCGAATAAGACATGCTACAATTTTGTATGGATATCATGGATAATTGTGTTTTATTTGCTTTTCAATATCGTGAATTCATTAGATAACATAATCAATCCTTCAAAAAGAGAACAAGTTCAAAAAGATATCGATGTTATCATAAATGAATCATCGTCATCTCAATAACTATTTTATCACGCTATATTATAAAGAAAAATGCAGTCCAACGCCGCGGTTTGCCCTCTTGCTTCGGTGATTTTGACCCTTGTGGTTATTATCAATATTTTGGATATTTATTTAGTAGGATTTCAATTCGGAATTATATTCGCCAACGTGATTATTTCTTTGTTCTTCGTTTGGTTGGCAAATAAGACATGTGACAAGTATCAGTGGGTGTCCTGGATAATCACCGCTTACTTCGTGCTTTCGATCATTGGTGCGATGGCGATTTTGACTGACCCCGCACGATACCAGCAGAATGCGTCGGCACCCGCGACGGCCAACGGAAAGAAAAAGGTTCATTTCAAGGAATAAAATAGAACAATTTAATCGCGAAGTTAAAGACGTAAGTGATTACTCATCCTGATTCATCCGCACACGAATCGTGAAATCAATCCGTGCGTGTCGAAGAAACATATACAATCCAATAAAGTTCATCGAAATAAGTAATACTCGGTAATCCATCGAAACAATCGAATGAAGGAGGGCATAAAGCCCGATATTTGTTTGAAACCAGTTGTAAATGATAAAAGCGACCCAGACGTAGAAAGGCGAAGCATGGTTGATGTTGGCGTTCATCGTTGCGGTAATAGAGTTGATGGTTCGTATAAAAACATATAATTATGATTCAATTTTTTACTACCACGGTATAAAATTGAAATAAAAGAAAAGAGGTAAGGTATTCCACAGACAAACCGCAGAAATGAGAAAATTCAAGATTGTAAAGCGAACGCCGGTACCCGCACCCGCCACACCCGTAATACACGATATGTCATTCCGTCTCATCGACTTCAACGTATATGACTGTATTCCTGATACAAATACGCACTCATCCGCATCAGAAAATGACAGCAGTTCTGTGGCTTCGTCTGGTTCGGGCGGTGGCGGCGGCGGTGGTCATGCTCACGCCCGCACAAATATCGACGCCAACGAATTCCGTATCCAGATGTTTGGAATCAACGAACAAGGCGAAACCTGCTCCATCTTCGTGGATGATTACCACCCCTTCTTCTATATCAAAGTCGCCGACCACTGGACCAACGCCACGAAATCCGCGTTCATCCGTGACATCAAAAAGAATTTAAAGAGCCGTTACTACGAAAACAGCATACTCACCGAAAAATGCGAAATTGTCGAGAAGCGCAAACTCTACGGTTTCGACGGGGGAAAGAATCACAAGTTTGTCCTCCTTGTATTTAAAAATACGACGGTGATGAATCGCGTGAAGAACTTGTGGTATTGCGACATCTTTACTCCACGTGATGGAAAGACGCGTATTCTTAAACCGGATGGATATATTTTCGAAGACGCAAAAACAAAGACGAAGACGAATACGTATATCTACGAAGCCAATATCCCGCCCATCCTGCGTTTCTTCCATATCCAGAAAATCAGTCCCTCTGGATGGGTCACCTTCTCCACGAAGAAGACGCGCCTCATCGAGAAATTTACGACGACATGCCAGTATGAATACCGCTTGTCATTTGAAGACATCATCCCGCAGAATGAAAAAGAGACCGTAGTTCCCTACAAAATATGTAGTTTTGATATTGAAGCCAGCAGCAGTCATGGCGACTTTCCGATTCCTGTCAAATCATACAAGAAGCTCGCGACGAATATCGTGGATGCTGTAATCGCGAAGAACGTTGCCGGAACCGACGAAATCACCGACGATGAAGTGACTCATATTATTTATACCGCATTTCAGTATTCATATCAAGGCCGCGCTGCTTATCCAGGTATCGAAACCATCTATCCGAAACGCCGACCCAAAGAGGCGGATATGGCGAGGTTGTGTCGGCTCGTATTATCGAAAGAATTGCGGCATTTAATCAAACAGGAGGTCGTAGCACAAGAAAACACGATTGAACAGATCTTCCTTCAAATGGCGGCAACTGCGAAAGCGGAAGCGGCGAAAGCATTAGAAGCAAAGACATCGGGAGGTGCCAACGATGACAGCGACGGCGATAGCGACGGCGATAGCGACGGCGACAACGGCGGCGGCGGCGGTGAGGACGCGTATGAATCTGTCAAATCAAAGTCGGCCACCATCGCCACCACCGCCGACCTTTCCGTCAAACTCGTCACCTTAATCAATAACCCCAAACACACACGTGAAGATCGAATCAAAATCGTGAGCGATACGCTGGGATCCATCTTTCCCAAAGTCGAAGGCGACAAAGTAACATTCATCGGTTCAACCTTTGTGAAATATGGTCAAAACAATAACCGTCCCTACCTGAATAACTGTATCGTTCTCGATACATGCGACCACCTCAACGACGAAGTGCCGAATTCTGAGATCGAATCTTATACTACGGAAGCGGATGTGCTTGTTGCTTGGACGCGCCTGATTCAAAAAGAGAACCCCGATATTATTATTGGTTACAATATATTCGGTTTTGATTATCAGTTCATGTTTCGCCGCGCGGTGGAGACCGGATGCTACGAAGAGTTCCTGAAATTGTCACGTAACCAAGGCGAACTGTGTGCGAATGCGGGAGGTGGAGGTGGAGGTGGAGGTGCGGGCGGCGGCGGGTTCGTGAATCCGAATACCGAAATCACCGCGGATAATGTCGCAATCGAGCAAACCAAAATTGCTCTTGCGAGCGGACAATATGACCTTCACTATATCAAAATGACCGGTCGGCTTCAAGTCGATGTGTATAACTACTTGCGCCGCGATTTCAATCTCTCGTCGTATAAGTTGGATGATGTATCAAGTTATTTCATCGGCGACGCGGTGAAGAGTGTGGAATACGACCCTGCCACGGATACGACCCGTGTCACCTCCGGGAATCTCCTCGGTCTTGAAGTCGGGAATTTCGTAAAGTTCGAGCAGACGAACCATTCTACTGACCTTTATAAAGATGGACACAAATTCAAGGTCGTCGCGATACCTGGCGGTGGCGGCGGCGGCTTCATCGTCGAAGGCTCAGCGACACCGGATATGAAGATGATGGTGCGTTGGGGTCTCGCAAAAGATGATGTATCACCGCAAGATATTTTCCGCATGACGAATGAAGGACCGAAACAACGCGCGGTCATCGCGAAATACTGTATTCAGGATTGTAACCTCGTCCATCATTTGATGAACAAAATTGATATTATTACGGGCTACACAGAGATGGCGAAGATTTGTAGCGTTCCGATTAGTTTCCTCGTGATGCGCGGCCAAGGAATTAAACTGACGAGTTATGTCGCGATGAAGTGTCGCGAGAAGAATACATTAATGCCAGTTATCGACAAAGACCGCAGCGAGTCCGGATATGAAGGCGCGATTGTTCTGCCACCCAAATGCGGACTTTACCTCGATAATCCAGTCGCATGTAATGACTATTCGTCGCTGTATCCGTCATCGATGATTAGCGAAAATCTGTCACATGACAGTAAGGTATGGACGAAAGAATACGACTTAGACGGCGAGCTTATCCGCGAGACGGGTGAGCAATGCTACGATAACCTCCCCGGATACAAATATGTGGATATTACGTATGACATGTATCGATGGACGCGACCGAAATCCGCGAAGAAGACCGCCGCAGCCGCCGTGAAAGTGAAATGCGGAACAAAAGTGTGTCGATTTGCGCAATTCCCGGAAGGTGAGAAGGGAATCATGCCTGCGATTTTGGAAGAACTGCTACTTGCGCGTAAGACAACACGCAAGCTTGCCGAAAAGCAGACCGACGCATTCATGGCGAATATTTTAGACAAGCGACAGCTCGGTTATAAGGTGACTGCGAATTCATTATACGGACAGTGTGGTGCGAAGACAAGCACATTTTATGAAGTAGATGTTGCCGCTTCCACAACCGCAACCGGACGCAAACTCCTGACCTACGCGCGTCGTGTTGTCGAAGAGGCTTATGGGGATATCCTCCTTCCAACATCACACCCGAAATATCCCATCGTCCATTCGAAGGCAGAGTATATCTACGGCGACACAGATAGTGTATTCTTCACATTCAACCTCGCTACACCTGATGGCGTACCCATTCGCGGAAAAGATGCGATTGAAATCACGATTGAGCTCGCAAAACAGGTTGGCGATTATTCATCGAAGTTCTTGAAAGGTCCTCATGCGTGGGTCTATGAAAAAACGATTTGTCCATTTGCCCTCTTGCGCAAGAAGGGATATGTCGGGGTGTATTATGAGCAGAATCCGAATAAGGGCAAACTGAAGAGTATGGGGATTGTGCTGAAACGCCGCGATAATGCGCCCATTGTAAAGGAGATTTATGGCGGTATCATCGATATTCTGATGAAGGAGCAAAATGTGGATCGTGCCATCGCGTTTCTGCGCGAGAAGCTTCAATACATGATTGACCAGAAATGTCCGATCGAAAAACTTATCATCACCAAGTCATTACGGTCGGATTATAAAAACCCACAGCAGATTGCGCACAAGGTTCTCGCAGACCGAATGGGTGTGCGCGATCCAGGCAATAAACCAAATACAGGCGATCGTATTCCGTATGCGTATATTCACAACGATACGAAAGGCGCGCTTCAAGGCGACAAGATAGAGCACCCCGATTATATTCACGCGAAGAAACTTCAGCTCAATTATTCATTCTATATTACAAATCAAATTATGAAACCGGTTCAACAACTCTTTGCGCTGGTATTGGAACAGTTGCCGGCATTTCAGAAAAAGAAGGGACGATTCTTGGACGCGGTTGAGACAGTAGCATCAACAATCGATGACCTGGTCAAGCGGGAGAAGAAAATAACAGAGATGCGACACAAAGAGGTGAAATCTCTGTTGTTCGATGAGTTCTTGGTGAAAGCCGATAATTTGAATAAAGGGAATAGGGCGATTACGGACTGGTTTGGCGGTGGAAAGCGTGGAAAATGAATTCATGTATCAACACGCATTCACGTATCAACACGCATTCATTTTTAATCCACTTCCATAATGTCGTCGTCGTGATTATTATTGTTATTGCTGTTATTTCTGTTATTGCTGTTATTGCTGTTATTGCTGTTATTTCTATCTCCGTTGTTCGTCATCATATTCGTAACCATATTGATAAGATTGCGGTACATTTCATCATTATTGTTATTATTTACATTCGGCGGTAAATCATAGGAAAATGTAACATGGTCTTGGTCGGCGCTATCGATTGAGATATTTCTGGGAATAGGCGGAGGCGGATGCGAATGCGCATGTGTAGGTTCTTGAAGTGAAGGCGGTCGATATTCTCGAATATCTCTCCGACACATCGGACATGTTGAATGATATGCCAACCATTCTCTCAAACTCGCGCGATTAAAGATGTGATTACACCCACGTATCATCGTGATTTCACTTTCATCGTTGAACTCGTCACGTGATATTGGGCATGTCGCATTCACCGGCGACAAAATATGAGAAAAAACAGTATCCAACGTTGCGCGGTTGATTTGTTCATTCGTTGGAGGACCATCTGCGCGCGAGTGACTACCTGCGCCTACAATCGTTTCATTCGGAATTGTATAAAGCATCGAAAATAGGTTGTTATTTCGCTGTTGGCGGGCATTTTCAGTAGCAATATAACGAGATAGTAATAGAGGCAACATATTTCCGGGAGCAGGTATTTCGTTCGATTGAGTCGGCGCGGGCATGGGACTGGTCGCTGTCGCTGTCGCTGTCGCTGTCGCTGTCGCTGTCGCTGTCGCTGTCGGCGCTCCTGCCGCATGAGACCGTATCATGAATGACCTACGCAATTCTCTACGATAGAGGTCTTCTGATTGATGATAATAATAGGTTTGTCTTGCCACCGCTCTCGTTATATTCTCTCGCAACGTCATTTCCATACGTGTAAAAAGTGTATTTGAATTCACGATAAAATCATTATACCTTTGTATAAGCGAGGTATATTCATCCATATATAACTGTTCATCTTCAACCGCGTTATAATACTGGTTCAAGTTGAATCTCTCGTGATGGTCCATGTCAGGAGGAGTGTCATTTGTATCAGCATGACGTTCATCTGTCACATAAATACGTCCGCGGTCGTATCGTCGATTTGTAAAGTTGTTTGATGCGTCCCAAGCCTCCATAATATACGATACGATACAATCAATACATATATGTTCGGTTTAGTTTCTATATCGGTTTCCATCGTGATACAAATGCCACTTAAACATATTTTTGTATTACTTTATAAAGAACCTTTTTGGATTCCATTTCATTTCATTTCATTCCATGAGCCAACGATTTCCCGATTTTGTGAATAGGGGTATCACCGGACTCATGAATATGGGAAATACATGTTTCGTGAATTCATGTCTTCAAGCGCTTTCCCATACGTATGAGTTGAACCGGTTTTTAAACGATGAAAAATACAAGAAACGACTTACAAATAAGCCCGACGCAGTTTTATTGAGTGAATGGGATAAACTGAGAACACTCATGTGGAGCGAGAATTGTATCGTATCGCCGGGCGGATTTATTGCCACGATGAAGCAGATTGCGCGTCTAAAAAATCAAGAAATATTCACACAATACGCACAAAACGATGTTCAAGAGTTCCTTGTTTTCATGTTGGACGCGTTTCACATGGCTCTCTCGAGAGAAGTGAATATGACCATAACCGGGAGCGTGAATAATGACAAGGATGTCGTCGGTCGTAAATGTTATGAAATGATGCGGCAAATGTATTCGAAGAATTACTCTGAAATGCTGAATCTATTTTACGGCATACAAATGTCGGTAATTACAGATTTGAACGACGCATCAAAGATATTAAGTATATCACCGGAACCATTTTCGATTATATCACTTTCGATACCCATCGTTCAAATTCCAGACTCTGGAAAAACGCGTATTCCGTCGCTGCACGACTGTTTTAGTCATTATTGTAATGGCGAAGTCCTAGATGGCGAAAATGCGTGGTTTAATGACACGACAAAAAAGTATCAAAATGTCAAGCGCGGTATGATGTATTGGAGTCTGCCGAATATTATGATTATTGATTTGAAGCGTGTTCAATATACGGAGCGTGGAGCCGAGAAAGTGACGATACCCGTTGAGATTCCATTAAAAAACCTGAATTTGAGTTCATTCGTGAATGGATATAAGCGCGATACTTACATCTATGACTTATACGCGATCTGTAACCATCACGGAAGTTTTAGTAAAAATGGACACTATACAGCAACGATATGCACTGCCGACGATACTTGGTATATGTTTAACGACGAGAATGTGAAAAAGGTGGAATTTACAAACGAAACGATTACAAGTAATTTGCCATATTGCTTGTTTTATAGAAAACAACAAAATAAAACGCAGTAACAGGAATACATTATTATACGAATAGTATATAGTAATAGTAATTCATTCATGTCGGCACCTTTATCAAAACATACACAACCTTCTATGAAACCAGCGTCGTCATCGACATCGGCCACAGACCCAACCGATGCTTCGGGCGACGCAGTCCGCGCAGGTCTTCACGAAGTCAGTAGTATCTTCAGCTGGATCGATGGTAATATCGATAAATACATCAACATGCGTGTGGTTATTTTAATATGCGTAGCGCTATTCATGGTATATTTTGTCACGAATGCATTAGCAGGAGGCAATTCTGAGAATGACACACAGGAAGCAACGTTATTCGCCAACATCTCGATTCTTGAGATATTTTTATGGGCGATTTTTATTGTGATCGTCGTAATTAACGGGTTCCAGTATTTCTTCAATACGAATATCACGACTGAAATATCGAATTTGCTTTCTACCAAACCCGAAATTGTAATCTCTCAAACTGTGCCGGCCGAACCCGATGCGGTGGGGGGAGATTTAGGAACTGGACCATCTCTCAAAATGCGCAAACAGGTATTCCATATTCCGGCAAATATCTACGACTATGAGAATGCGAAAGCGTTATGTCAAGCGTATGGTGCGAATTTGGCCAACATCGACCAAATGGAAGAAGCGCATAAATCCGGCGCCGAATGGTGTTCCTATGGCTGGTCGGATAACCAGATGATACTTTACCCGACACAGAAATCCACGTGGGAAGAGTTACAGAAAAGCACCGACCCTACGAAGAAGAATAGTTGCGGGCGTCCCGGTATCAACGGCGGCTACATGAGCAACGCTGCCATGAAGGTGGGTGTGAATTGTTATGGCGACAAACCTGAAATCAATCCTGCGTCGTCGAAATTGATGGCGAGTATTCAGAACTACGAAGCGGGGAAGATGTTGGACCCACTTCATGAGGCACGTGTTCAGGAGATGAAGAATAAAATCAACGATGTCGTGATTGCTCCGTTCAATAAGAGTGCATGGTCGTTGTTGTGATGGTTCCAGAGTTGTAATTTCATTCTATGAATGAATGTAAATAATCTCTCGGTAAGGTTATTTACACTCCATTACTCATTCCATATACGAACGAGCTTTTTTCGTGGTATTGGTCTTCTTTTTATTCGAATGCTGCCGGTGTCGTCGTGTTTTTACATCATGTTGAACACGCTCGCTTGGTGTAACGAGTTCCAATAATCGGTCGAATATATCTTTTGGGACAGGTTTTCTACGGTCGGTGTCGCTGTCACTGTCGCTATCGCTGTCGGTATCGGAGTCGTTGTCGTCGTGTTCTTTGTGTGGTTTCTTCGAGTCTGCTTCTACTTCCGCGAGTTCAAATGCGTAATTGCGAGGGCGAAATAATGCCGGCATCATAAACAACCCAGCAGGAACTGCTAAATCACGGAATAAATCGCTGAATTTTTCGGGAATGAAATGCTGGTCAGCTCCGCCATCGCCACCGCCACCGCCACGTTGGTTCTCAGTGTCATCGAGAGAAACAAATAGCGGCATCTTATGCTGGTATAATAAATTATTCACTTGATACCCCCCGCCAATCATATTTCCATCTTTGTCTTGGTGAAGCGTCAAATGCTGGTCGGGATTAAAATACTGTTTTACTTCTGTTTTCATTTGTATTCCGATTATGTTGCTGTCTTTATAATGTAATGATGCTCTTATACTATCATTAGATTATGATTTCGCGGGTTATAACGCTTCTTCATTCTGTTACTCGTCGCTGTCATCGTCGGCTGCGGTATCGCCATCAGCTCCACCTTTCGTCTTCTTATCATAAACCCTCTTAATTTCCATGGACGTTTTCGTCTCTCGATTCTTCTTAATATACGCCATGATTTGCTCCACCTGTTTGCCGTTTGTAATCAAATCGGAGAGACATTTTTCAATATACGTCAGCGTGAGTGGTGCTGTTGTTTTCGACTGAACAAACCGAAGCTTCCCGTCGGAAATATTCACGGTTGCCTTCCCGAGTTGTTTTTCTTCGATGATTTCAAGTATTTCATCGTTGATGACCGATTTTTCGGTTCGAATATCACGAACTTCATCTGCTGTTGATTTGATTTTGTTATCAAGTTCGACCCATCGTTTGATTTTCAATTCGAGTGTGGGTGGTGTAGTTGATGCCGCCGCCGCCGCTGACGAAGAATGAGTAACGGTCATGATGCTGGTAGGATTCATTCGTAGTCGTAGTCGTAGTCGTAGTCGTAGTCGTAGTCGTAGTCGTAATTGTAGCCGTAGAGGATATAACTATATATGAAATATGTTTATATCTTCTTGGGTATGTTATCATTATAATTCAATTATCGAAGTTTCACCTGCGACGACGAGTGCGACGAGAACCGCGGCGAAAATCGACGAAACGGCCGAGCGAACGATTTCCGGATCTACGGGATTGAAGCGCCTTCTGTCCTAAATAAAGACCGAGAGGAACCAACGCGGTTTCAACGGCGGTCATTAATCCGGGAAGCATACCACCCTTCTGGTTCTTGCTTTGGGACTGGGACTGAGACTGAGACTGGCGACTGCCGCCGCACTTTCCACGGCGTTTCTTGCCACCAACAATAGGCGAGCCCTTCAAAGAAGAATAAGCTTCAGCACCAGCGATTGCGCCAGCAAGAGCACCACCGGTCATAGCAACCTTCATCTCGGGAGCAGCGGCGGCGGCAGCATCAGCGGGAGGAGCACCGCCAGTAGTTAATTCGGAACCTTGAAGCGCACTTCCACCACTCTGTGTGCTCTCCTGAGAAGAAGACATATTATTCAGAAGCTGCTGGGCAATCTTACCGGCTTGCTGAAGTGTTTCTTGAGAGATTTGAGGAGCACCTTCACCGCCAACTTGGCTTTGGCTCTGGCTCTGGCTCTGGCTCTGGCTCTCGCTCTGGCTCTGGCTCTGGTTCTGGCTCTCGCTCTGGCTCTGGCTCTGGCTTGAACGTTTAGAACGTTGGCGTCTGGAAAATGATTTACGAGGCATATGCGAATGTTTATATACTAGATATAGAAATAATTTACTAACAATATGTATAAAAATTAAATGAAGGTTATTCCCGTTCTTTTGCTTGGCCTATTATTTGCGTTCGACGCCGCCGACGCACATCCGATTCTTGCGTTGAGCCCGAAGAACAAAACTTTCGCCGTCGATACTCACGCCGCCACTCACCCCAAATCCGTCGTGGAAGGGAAGAACCCCTTAGAATGCGACGCATGCATGTTTTTAGCGAATGGCTTAAATCAAACCATCATACATAATCCTAAGGTTGTTTCTTTTGTTACCGCCGACATCGAACAAATCTGCAAGATCATGCCGTCAAACGTCCAACAGTTGTGTCTTAGTGCCGCAGAACAAGAAGTTCCAAATTTGCTAAATCAACTCGGCAATTTTATTGCGACAGAAGGATGTTCTGATTTAGGAATATGTCATACGTAATCTCTCCGTAATAATTTTATTGCGTCATACTAATTCGTTTTATCGTATTACGCAGTACCTGCTCACATTCCATGGACGTTTTTCAAGCAAATGATTCATTCCAGTTTAATAAGTTACAGTTATCACCACCACAGCATATTATAGGCGGGTCATACCTCACACGTTACTCGTACTGTAACAACAAACAACCACTTTATATCCAAACAACGAAAACACTTTCAAAGCAGGGTATTGTAGTCAGCGGTAAGAAGGCACATATCGATTTGGTATTGACAAGCACCGACGCCGACACCGAACTCCTCGAATGGATGACAAGTTTAGAAAAACGGTCCGTTGAGTTACTCTATGAAAAGAGGCATATATGGTTCACACAAGAATTAGACCAAACCGATATCGAAAATTCTCTCGCGTCACCGTTTCGGGCTTATAAGAACGGCAACTATCTATTACGTGTGAATTTAGAGCCAAGTCGTAATATTACAGCGAATGTTCCGCCATTTTTATGCAAGGTATTTGATGAACATAAGAAGGCGACAACAGTAGATTATGTTAAGGCTGAACATTCCATTATTTCGATAGTTGAATTTCAAGGTATCAAATTTACGTCACGTAACTTTCAGATTGAGTTATTATTACGCCAAGTGTTAGTAATAGAGGATGTTCCTTTGTTTGAAACATGTTTAATTCGCGATGACGCACCTTCAAATGCAGTTAATGTGAGTCACTCAGCAATTCCGAAACGCGAACACACGCCTGAGCCCAAGCCCGAACCCGAGCCCGAGCCCGAGCCCGAACGCGATCCTGAGCCTGAACAAAACAAAGATTTAGGCTTAGTTGAACAAGACGAAACCGAAAAATATACTAGTCCTCAGCCATTAAAACATTTTGAATACACAGAAGTGGATATCGATTTTAAAAATATACCCGATGTAATCGATGTAAATGAACCGGTATTCGACGTTCCTTCGTCTTCTTCTGCTACGGCCGCGGCGTCTATACCTAAGCCGATTACATTAAAAAAACACAAGGATGTTCTTTACGAAATGTATAAAATCGCCAAACATAAAGCATGTGAAATGAAAAGGGCTGCGATGCGCGCATATTTAGAAGCAAAAGAAATCAAAGCAAAATATCTATTGGATGATTTAGATGATTTAGATTCAGAAAGTTCCGACGATGACACCAAGAATTGATATCGAATACATTATTTTATCATTTATTTTATATACAATTAAATTATAAGAATGAGTTTTTTGTCTGATTTAGAGAAAACACTTCGTGCGAATCACATCCTTGTGATTTTAGGTGCGATTGTTCTTGTATATGCCGTTTATACCTATTCCGACCAAAAGTTCGTTGTCCCCCACGAACCCCTTCAGGGTGAGGCAAATGGCCGCCCGAATGCTCCCGTTGTCGGAGGTCAGCAGGCAGCTCCTGTAAGCTCTACCGGCGCCAACGGTTTTTCTGCTGTTGATGCGATGACCGGTCAGGGTGCCGCTCTTACCGGCGGTGCCAATCTTCCTGTCGCCAACCCGTCCGATCTTCTTCCCCGTGACAGCAACAATCAGTGGGGCAGCCTGAACCCTTCTGGCAGCGGCGACCTTCTTGGCCAGAATCTTCTTTCCGCTACTTTCTTGACGGGTATCGACACCATCGGCAACACCATGAAGAATGCTAACCTTCAGTTGCGTTCTGAGCCCCCCAATCCTCAGTTGAATGTTGGTCCTTGGAACCAGAGCACCTTTGCTCCTGACCTGATGCGCACTCCTTTGGAGTTGGGTTGCGGTGCTCAGTAAGCGTCGTCTCGTTCGGCCGCGTGCCACCGTCGCGTGTAAATATTATGTAAGATTTGGTATAAATATTACATAATATAATTGTGGTTGAATACGAACGCGCAATAATCGGTGGCACGCGGCCGAACGCGCAATAATCGGTGGCACGCGGCCGAACGCGCAATAATCGGTGGCACGCGGCCGAACGCGCAGATGTAATATTATGTAACAATATACATATATACATTCAACCCGGTTGTGTGCGGCCGAACGCACAGATGTCCATTCTCTCGACACTTCTATTTGTAATCGTGGTCTTGATACTTTCTGTGGTCATCATCCAAAACGTTATCGTTCCTGCTGTCGTGAATTACCAGCATGGCGTCTTCATGAGTCCCGATTTCACGATCGGTAAGAGTCATATTCAAGGTCTCGGATTATTCACGAAGCGCGCCCGCGTAAAAGGCGAGAGATTATTCGTTGCGATCAACCCGGATGAAACCGTAACGCCAATCGGAGGTAAAATTAACCACTGTCCAGGAAAAGACCGCGACGGGTTCGTTCCACCTCGGTCGGTGTTACCCAATACATATCTCTCGACAACACCAGATAAAACCACCGGAGAATGGTGGATTATTGCCGCACGCGATATCGACGCAGGTGAAGAGCTTACCGTAGATTATACGCACACACCCGACTTTATCAGCAAACCGAACCCGAACTGGCGTTGTCCTATCGAGTAATGGAGTAATCTCTCGGATATACAAAAACAAACACACAAAAAAACAAACACACAAAAAAACAAACACACAAAAAAACAAACGCACAAACAAAACCATAAGAATGAAAATCTTCGGAATCGACCTCTGCCGTTACAAAGATATCTTCGGTCGTCCGAGAGAAGGCGCACATGCTTACCGTTTGTTCGATATTGCGGTCGTTGATGTCGTAGCGACGGTCCTTCTTGCGTTCGTCATCTCTCGCGCATTCAGTCTTTCAGTCTGTAAATCTCTCGTCGCGCTCTTCATCATCGGGATTATCGCCCACCGCGCTTTCTGCGTAAGAACAACAGTAGATAAGTTGGTGTTTCCGAATGTAAAAAAGTAACGAACTCAGAATGACAAGATGAAACAATCCACGATAAAACTTATTCTCTCGTTATATAAATACAAACGTGAATATATTGTTCGTATTTATATAATACCAACGTGATGTTCAAAACAAGTGTTTTCGGATATATTATTATTATTTTTATTATTGTGGTTTGCCTGAAAATCTACCAAGAGTCAGACGCGTTTCAGTTGAAGTGTATTGTTTCAAAAGTGGATGGGAATAAATATTGTGTGCGCGAACGTGCGAAACTAGAATTGGCTGCCGACCTTCTTGCCACCGTCACTGAGAAAATGAAGAAGGTCGTAAAACATATGGGGGATACTTACCCCGACCGAGAGAATGTAAAACGTTTAGTGAAAAACTTCCGGCCTGAAAAAGTAAGCGAGACGTTGCCAACGAGTGAATACACCGCATATAGTGAGAACAAAGGAGAGAAGCTCGCGTTTTGCGTGAATACGACGAAGAAGGGCAATAAACTCATCGATGAAAATACGCTGACATTCGTCGCGCTACATGAGCTGAGTCACATTATGACGGAGAGCGTAGGACACAAAGATGAATTTTGGAATAATTTCCGGTTCCTGATTGACGAAGCACAGAAAATCAAGGTGTATCACCCGGAGGATTATAAACTCCGGCCGAAGGAATATTGCGGAATGACGATTAATGATAATCCGCACTTCGACAACTAACGCGTTCCGCCGCGTGCCACGGGTGGGGGGTAGATGGGAATCGCATCAGTCACGCGTCGGAATCGCATTGAACCCGTGGCACGCAGCGGAACGCGCTTTACGGTGGTGTGCGGCCGGACGCACCGCGTTAGATCTCCATCAGTAATGACGCATGAAGAAATATCGTATTGGGAGTTCGTCGTTCTTTTATCGCGATAATATCTGCCGGTCGCGTGACCTGGGAAACAATCTCTCGTTCCACCTCCTTGATGCGATATAAATAGTTGCTTCGCGGTCCTTCCGCAAAGAATGAAATGTATTCAGGAATGCTTTTTTCGTCAGTCCAGCACCAAATCGCGCGATGGTGTATTTCGCGGTCTCGACGTAACATCCATTCTTCAACGCTACTGTATTGATAGGTCAAAGGAAATGCGGCATCATGTTCGTATGTTTCATCCACGAATGTGACATATATATCTTCAATCGGGAATAACATGTCTCCGTTGGTGCTATTCCCGTTCGATGACGGTGTAAGAACTTGTTCGTAGATGGACGCACCACCAATAAACCATACCACGTCATAATTCATCGCGAACTTATGAACATCAGGTAATGTTTTTACGAAAATAACTCCGGGTTTGTGTTCTTCTGTATCAAAATCATGTCTCGCTGAAACCACAATATTGTCGCGAAACGGCAAAGGTTGATAATCCGCGGGTATGCTTTCCCATGTTTTCCGCCCCATGACCACCGCGCTATTATACGGAAATACATCGGATCGCGTCATATGCGAAAAAAACCGGAGATCTCGCTCGATTTTAGGCCATGGAAGCGTTCCTTCAAACCCGATACCTCCGCCACGGCAAAGAGCGACAATCATTTTGAAAACTGGAATGCGTTCGGAGTGGGACATTATAACAACTATTTATCATTATGTAATGTAATCTGTTTATTATGATATTCGTGAATGCGAATATACATCTAATAACTAATAAAGTATAATCTTCTTATCATATAATAGTAACATCTGGAATGGAAAACGTCGCATCAGATATTCCTATTTATAAAATATATTATATACGCTCACCGGATGTAAGAAAGCTAGCCGTTGATGTGGAAAGCGAGGCGGGGTCGGCAGCAGCGGCAGGGTCGGCGCTTTCCCCCGAGTATAACGTAATTTATGTGTTTTATGGCAACGTAGAATTCATGGCCGACGAAGGTAGAGTCGTGAATATCAATGACGTCTTTTTACAAGAGCCAGAAAATCCGCACTTTCAAAGAATATTTAGTGATTACGAGTTATCGGTCATTCATCAAAATGATGTAAAGGTCGTCTTTCTTCCCGAGAGAATTTACCCGGATGACTCCATCGAAACCATTAAAAAGAAGTTTCTCTATCTGACGCGTGACAAAGTCGCCCTCTCCTACGCAGAGCTGTATTTCTTTTGTAAGCAGGCAAAGCAGATTACGACTCAGATGGCCTACGACCAAATTACATCAAATGGAAAACTCGAACTCACTCCAATACGAGTCCAGAATTATTTATTGAACATAGATAACCTTACAAAAGGCGCAGAGCTTGGTGCTCCGGTGGAAGGGCGATATAGTTATACGAATATCGCCAATCTCAGGCTAGAAGATATCCCGCGTATTGTAAATATCGCATTAGGCCAGAGTATGAATATAGGCGATGCTTATGACTATCCTTATCCTGCGAATCCGTTTGACGCCGAACATGCCGATTCGTTTTTAGAAATACACGCGAGTGAGCTTGTAAATACAACGAATAAAATGGTCTTGATTGACTATGGAATTTTTATCGACAACGCAATCTACATGGTTTCAGCGGAAGATGCGCTCAACAACGCAAAGAAAAGCCAGTTGGGTGCGCAAGAGGCACGGGGTAGCGTGGGTGCCGCATTCGGAAAACCAATCTACGAGTCTTACATCGTCTCATTATACTATCCGTATCTCTCCTCATTCCATGATAATACACCACGAACATCTCTCGAAAAAGGTTCGGCGGAAGCTGCCGGAGAGACCGACTTAACCACCATTCATTCACACGATACACTCATGTTTCATCGAGAGAAGTTATTTGACGCGGACAAGAGAATCCTCAACGAGAAATTCATGCGCCAGACCGCCAATATCAAGCTTCTGTATGACATTTACGAGGGACGCACTGTCGAACACAACTACATCGATAATGGGATTCGGGGCGTCGAATTCATGATACATCCTGAAACATCTTACAATCAATCTCTCGACGCCATTTTTAAACTCATCCACTGCTCTGAGTCCATTCCGTATATCAAGCATAATCCAGGAAAGAAACGTGATAATATCTACAAGTTGTTTATATCTGGCATTAGTCGAAGCAGGCGTAAAATACCGTACCTTCCAAAAGGCGATATTTTTCGGTTGATTAAAACCACATCACGCAAAAAAAGTGTAAGTATCTATATCAACTATGTTTATTCGAACCCGGATATACCAGACCATAAAGCAACGCATTTACAAATTCCGGTTCTATGTGAGTTTTATCCCAAAGGGTCCATCTATGTAAAATTATTCGCCAAGTATTCATTCACAACAACCGAAATCGAACAAATTATTATTGCCACAGTAAATCCGGTTCTGCGTGTAATCAAGGAACATGTTGAGCAGGGCGGGTTTGAGATGAATCTATTCTCTCGACTCTATCATCCACAAATCGAAATAATTAACTTGGAACATTTCGCGCAACTGCCCATCACACGAAATATCGAAATAAAACAGATGATTAAGTGTATTTCAAGTGCGTTTAATGAAGTGGAAGGTAGTTTAAAGAAAGGTATCGTGCTCCGTTATAAACGTGTTAGTAACTATAACGATATGTCTAGTCAGGATGCGTATATCATCGAAATGATGAACAAGCGGCAAAGTGACAGAGATATTATAGAAGGGTTGAGAGATAATTATGGCGTGAATGAGCAAGAAGCGAGAACTAAGCTGGCCGCGTTTTTATCCTCTGTTCAAACCCAACAAATGGCTCGGTTTCGTGGAGGTGCGATTCGTATCAAAAACAATCCCGGGTTTCTCACCAAAATCACGAAGGGTGCGTTCAATAGCATCATTACAATCGAGATTACAAATATCAATAATATACTATATTTAACACCGTTACATGCGTATATTGATTCGATTATTCGTATTTATCAAAACCCGAGCACCACGAATATTTCGTATGAAAAAATATCGGAGTTGTGTGCGAATGCTGCTGCTGCCCCCGCAAGAATGCCGTCGGCGCCTCTTCAATCACTCGATCCTTCGCAGTCGAATGAACCCACCGAACCATCGACGACTGCTGAGAGATTTGCCATGGAATCAAGACCTCAACCCGTTGGTGATATCGTGAGCAGTGACAAAGAAGAACCAATCGACCTCATGACAGAAATTGTCCCTGTGATAAAAAAACCCGCGCCGGCATCGGCGGCGGCATCAGTTGCGGCCTCGGCAGCTCCTGAACCAGTTTTCGGTTTTGAAATAGAAGCACCACCTAAAAATGAAGAAGAGGTAGATTTATTTGATTTACTACAAGACGACGACGATGATGATGACGACGCAGGAGACAGTGCACCGAACAGCGCACAAGGAGGCGGCGGAGGTGCTGCTGCTGGAAAACCGAAATCCGCCGCTGCTACTGCCGACAAGCCCGAATCCGAAGGAGAAGAAGAAGACCTTTCGGATATAACAGGGATGGAATTGGCGAATCCGAACCCATTTTCGAAACGAATTCAAGAACGCGACCCGGTGATCCATTTGAATGAAGATGTGGGTAAATTCAACGCATATTCGCGAAGTTGTCCATGGAATGTGAGACGCCAACCGGTGATATTAACGAGTGAAGAAAAAGCCCGTATTGACCGAGAACATCCTGGTTCATATACACACAGTATTACGTATGGTTCTGACGCAAGCAAGCCATATCATTATATATGCCCACGATACTGGAGTTTAAAACACAATACTAGTTTAACAGAAGAAGAAGTGAAGTCTGGCAAATATGGAGCAGTTATTCCTCAAAAGGCGAAAAAAATACCGGCAGGTGCGAATATATTTGAATTCACCGATGACAAATATCACGTGGATGAAAAGGGGAATTACAAGCAACACTATCCGGGATTTTTGAAGAAGGATGCTCATCCGAAAGGATTATGCGTTCCTTGTTGTTTTGCGCAGTGGGATAAACCAGCACAGACTGCGAGACGACAAGAATGTGAAGCGAAGCAATTTGAGGCGGTAAAACTAACCACACGAAAGTCAGATGCGGTTTCATCAAGTGCGGCATCAGCAGCGGCGGCGGAGGACGCAACGGCAGCAGGAGCGGGTGGTAGTGATGAAGTTCCGTCTATTTCAGCAACTCCCGGTGCCGCCGCCGCCGCTGCCGACGAAACTCCTCGTGTTCCTCACGTGATGTTATTTCAAGAAGAACCCGTAAAAATAAATGAAATGAAGGATGACCGTATTCTCAGCGCCGACAAGTTTCCTCTTGAAAATGGCCGTTTCGGATATTTGCCCACACAGCTCCAAAAGTTTTTATTCACAGATAGTCGTAACTGTCAAGTAAGTCTAAAAAATGCGGCGATAAAAAAAGACACACCGTGTCTCATACGACGTGGTGTTGAAACCAACGAACGGCAGTCATTTGTATCTGCGATTGCGTATTATTATAAGGAGAGCATAAGCACTAAAAAAACAACGGCTACACTCGCGACTGGTGTGCCAGTTGGTGCGTCATTCGGAGCGTCAGTCGGTGAATCTAGTGCCGCTTCTACTCCTCATAAAAGCAACCTACAATCCGCTTTACAGCCGCTGATGATATCCGGTGATTCAACAAAAACCGATATATTGAAAAGGGTAATACAGATAAATGCTTCTGTTTTATCGAAAAGGGTATCTGCCTCCGCCACCGCCACCGCCACCGCCTCCGCCACCGCCACCGCCTCCGCCTCCGCCTCCGCACCCGATTCATCCGTCTTCGCTCCACGTGGGGCAGAGGCGGGAGAAGCGGCCTATGGTTCCGATGAAGAAACACCGATCGCCATGACACCGCGCCCATCCGGAGCCGCAGCACGTGGGAGCCAGCCCATTATGTGGGCACCATCGTTGGCTCGCGACAGCGAATATATTCCGACAATCCGAGAGATGCGAACGCTTATTATCCAATCTCTCGACGTAGATACTTTCAGAACGTTACAGAATGGAACAATCGTCGATTCATTTTATAATCCGGAGAATGAAATGCGTGAAGCCGATATTATGCGACGATACTCCACCGCTGAAATCTCTCGAACACTCCCAAAACAAACCTTCGCAAGAATATGTAATGCGTATGAAAACTTCATCGCTTATCTCGATGATGACACCTCAGTTATCGACCATACATATCTGTGGGATATCATAAGTCGCCCCAACAAGAGATTGTTCAAGCACGGCAACAATATTATACTCCTTCATATTCCCGACGATGACATTACAAATAATGTTCAGGTCATTTGTCCGACCAACGCGTATTCAGGCGAAGTGTTTGACGTCAATCGAAAGACAATCATTATTATGAAGCGCGATAGTTATTATGAACCCATCTTTTTATTTGAAATCAAATCTAGCGGAGAATTCAACGTATTGGGGCGGTTCGCCTTGAAAAGTAAAACACTCCTCCCAAAAATGAAACACATCATAGAGACGGTTCGCGACTTGTATTTCGCATATTGTCGCCTACACGCAAGTCAGCCACGTGAATATAAATACAAGATGAATCTACCTGCATCAGCCATTTCGAAAATCCTGAGAGAAGCTGGTTTTACGATTCACGCACAAGTCATGAATTATAATGGTAAGGTGATCGGATTACAAATTTCGCAAACCATCAAGAAATTGGCACGACTTGACCCGTCGCAAGTTACAAAGAAGACGTATAAACGCACGTTTTTGAAGGGGGTCATTCCCACCGCTGTTTCAGCGCCTCTCGAACAAGACGGCGGCACCGGCACCGGCACCGGCACCGGCATCCCGACCGTTTTAATGAATGATGAGAGTTTGTGGGAAATGAGTTATCATGAAACCGTGAATTTCTTGAAAGAAGTCCAGCAACATGTAAAGAAAACGACGAAAAAAGAAATTTACTGTCTTCCAAGAGTAAAAGTCGTTGAAGAAGGCCTAATCGTCGGTGTTATTACAGAAACGAACCAGTTTCTACAAGTGAATGTCGAAAACGACCCTCAAATGAATTATAATGATGACCTACCTACGATTACAGAAGGGAATCATCTTCGGGCGGATGAAGTCGTAGAAACTACTCCGACCGATAAGATGGCGGATAAGACGCGCGAGAGATATGTTCGCAATATTCGCTTGGAGACGAATTTTTATAATGTATTCCGAAACACCGCACGAAATGTGTTGAACCGACCCGAGAATAAGGCGGTCAAGGATACTATCGAAACAATAATTGGGTCATCGTTTGTAATCTATAACAATAAACTGTCGCAAATCATCACCATCATGAAGAAGCTGCTATCAAAGCATGTTTCATTTATTCGGTATAGTAAAGATACGTTAAAGATGGTAGGCGAAGTATCTGGCTGTATTACAAGCGACGACGAAACATGCGGGAAAAAGAGTTACTGTCTGAAAGAGATGGGCGGAATGTGTAAGCTTTTACTACCTCAGCGTAATCTGATGTTGGCATATATCGATAATGAAGTGGCTTATTTCGGAAAATTGGCGGACGAAATGATTCGGTATGAGCGGGTTCGTTTGTTCATGTTCGAACCGATGAAATATCCGACATTCCAAGATATAAAATACAATCTCCGAGAGAATGAAATTATATTATTGGAAACTTTCATCACACAGGATTATTTTGAAAATATGGAACCAGCCGATGAGAATCCGTATATACACCAGACGAATTTTTATACGGTTGCGCCGAGTAATGCCGGGAATCGGGGTGTTCAGCATTATGACCCAACCTATCATAAAGAGTATGTCGAACGATATTTTGAATTAGAAACTGGTGTAAAGCGTGCGGCAAAAGTTCGACCTTCAACGTTGGCGAGGGTGGAGGAAGTGGAAGAGGCAGAAGCAGAGGCAGACGGAAAAGCCGGAGCCGGATTTGGTGCCGTAGGTGCCGCCGCTGGACCTGCTGAGATGGCACCGGATGTATTGCGTATTAACGAAATCGACCATGTTCTCGATTTTTGCCAAGAAGTTTCAAAGCGTAAAATCACGTTTAAATTGAGGAATGCCTTTTTTCCCAAGATGAATACATTTGAACTCATGTTTTCAAATGAAAGCAACGAATGTTCGTTCGACATCATGCTAACAATATTGCGTTCGATGGCACAAACCGCATCAAAATGCCCAAGTGGTCATTTATGTGTTGCCAAGACCAAGACCAGTTCTGGAGTCGTCGGCACACAAGAACTTGAACCAGAAGTGTGTGCGAAATGCCAAACAAATATCGGCATTGACCAATCCAATTTCGCTTGTCGACAGTGTAATTATTTCATGTGTGATAACTGTCGAACGCAACATCTAGACCAATACGCAAATATGACGGTCGCAGGATTAAAAGATATACTCGTGACAGAGTATACGAAACTTGCGAGGAATGGTTTAGAAAAGAAACTGACGATGATACTGAATGGATATGGTATGAAACAATATGCCGACATCATAAATGAAGGCCGAGCTACATTAGCACAAATCATTCAAAGCGAAAACTACTTTCTTACGAATTTTGATGTGTGGATTCTTGCGGTATATTTCAAGATACCGATGGTTTTTGTGTCACAGACATTATTAAGCGAAAATGGTAAGAGTTATATGGTATTATTCGGCGATGAAATGACCGATAGTTATTTCTTTATCCAGACATTTCATGTGGTTCAGGGTGTTCCATCACGTTTCGGATTGATTGAAATTCGACCAGATGAAATGACGTCAATATTGAAAATTCCTTTGAGTTTTGTATCTCCGGATTTACAAGAAGGCATTCGTCGCGAACACGATATACGTATTTCTCTCGAAGATTATATCCGTGAATTCAAGCTGTTGAATATAAAAAAAAAGAAACGAGTATTTACCATGATGGATAAACAAAATAAATAGAAGATATATAGGAAATAATGAATTCGCAAGTATATTTAACCGCAGATTTGGTTCATCGTAATTCTCAACAGCAGCTTCAGCTCCTTCAGCAGTTACAACAGCAACAACAGCAACAACAGCAACAACAGCAACAACAGCAACAACAGCAACAACAGCAACAACAGCAACAGCAACAGCAAATAATAATAAACGACGTATTTGAAATTCCAGACGATACAGTCCCGGTTAGTATCCCGGTTGGCGTCCCTCTCAGCAATCTGAATGTTCAACCACCAACATCATTAGCGTTGGCAAATACCGCCAATATGAATTTCATAAAGACGATGAATCATAACGCGATGACTGATGTCATGAATCAACTTGCGACTCAAAAACAAAAAACACCGTCAATCGGAACAAAACAATCAGATGTGTCGTTACAGGTGCCGAAGAATGTTCCTGAAAAGCAACTGTCTCGTCCGGTTTCACCGTCTTCCGCAAAAAACACTAGCAAGCCATCTCAGACCACAACAGCGACAACGCCGCCGCCGACAACGAACGTGGTTGCCGCTGCCGCCGCACATTTAGCATCAATACCATTATCTGAAACGGGTATGAATGAAGGTAGCGGAGCAACAAAGAAAAAATATACAAGTAAAAATTCACTTAATAAAAAGGTTATCGTCGAAGAAGAAGACATAGATAGCGCAATCGACTACGATGACGATGATACCGAAATAAAAAAAACGAAACTCTCGTTGTTTCAATTCGCAAAAGATATCACATTCAATTTGATATTTGCGATTCCCTTTCTCCAAAAAGCGAGACTTCATGCGATGTTACGAGACTCAACATTAGCAATAAATCAAATTGAACGCATCTTTGATGAATTTAAAGACCGATTCACTCAGTTCGACCTTGAATCGATTAAGAAATATATATGCGAAGATGGAATACGTGACCAGCTTAATTTAATACTTGAAACCGGTTTTAATAAAATATTATCAGACGGTATTATCGACGTGAATGACGCACCACAGTTCAACCAGTTGGTGTATTACATAATAAAATCATTTAATGACATCAATCAAGGTAAGGTGTATCGATTTTATTTAAGCCGAGAGCATGTCATGCTTCTTCTTCATTTTGTATTGAAGTCAGTATTTTCACTTACTCTCAAAGGTCAAGAAGAACAAATGGCTTTAGGATTATTGGATACGAGTTTTCAGTTGGTTCAGTTGGAGGTATTGCCGATTGTATCGAAAAGGTGGTATCATCGATTTCGGATATGTAAGTCGGCGAAACAAATCGAAGATATCATCGAATAATATTTAGGAAAATCGGCGGCGGACGGCGCGCGTTTTTTTCGCCGAAAAAGAACTTAAAGATATTTTCTTTGTATAGTATGAGAATGAGAGTTCTCCTCCTTCATGTCGATGGAGTAAAGATTGTGATGTAATTTTTACATAACTCACAAATCAATTATCGTCACAAAAATATTGACCATTTTCATTTCGTAATCAACGTTATGGTCCGCCTTGTGATGATTATCATTTAAGGCAAATAGGTTGATTTGTGAATGTAAAAATCTATCCTATGATTTCATACCGGTGTAGCTCAGCGGCAGAGCGTCTCAAACGTCGTTTGTTACCTTTTTTACTATTTCCGAAAAGAAATGGTCCGATCTACGAATGATTATCGCCTTATAAGCGGAAGGTCGTAGGATCGAAACCTACCGCCGGTATTCAACTCTTTCAGTCATTTTAAAGAAGTGGCTTGTCGAGCTGGACATAAAACGCAGCAATGGTGTCGGCATAGCTTAACAGCACTCGCTCATTCACTCGCTTGCACGCTGCGTTTCTCACAAAAATACAGCAGCGAGCGAGTCAAGATATGGACTGCCGTCTTGAAGCAACTGTTGTCGATACCATTTAACTTTTACCTGTTTTTCATAAACAGGTCGTCGTAGTTCATTCTAAGGACGTTAAATAATTTTACCGGCATGGCGCAGAGGCAAGCGCGCGGGGCTCATAACTCCGAGGTCACTCGATCGAAACGAGTTGCCGGTATTTATCATCGCATCGGTGCTTCAGGCACTAGGGCAAAAACCTAACCTCCTTAGCTCAGAGGCAGAGCGCGAGGCTCATAACTTCGAGGTCTATCGGATCAAAACCATCAGGAGGTATTGTCAAGCTGGACGCTATAAACGCAGCACCTTATTTCAAACCACTTCCATGGCGGACGTTTTATCGTCTGACACCTACTTTACTGACGGCTTATCATCGTTGGTCCGAACGTCGGATGGTTATCTTCTTTATCATTAAAAGGACGGTGTGGGATCGATACCTACAGGTGGTAATTGTCAAGCTGGACGCTATAAACGTAGCAACTATTTTACCGACATGGCGCAGGGGAAGCGCGCGGGGCTCATAACTCCGAGGTCACGAAACGGGTTGTCGGTATTTCATAAAATTGATTTAAACCTATATGGTTTATATCAATCATAGCACACGTGTAATAATATGGAAGAACAACAACAACAACAACAACAACAACAACAACAACAACAACAACAAACCAAGCGCATCGAACAAATGAAGGAGGTTCAAGCGAAAGGATTAGAGCTTTTCACACGAAAAAACGCGGATTACGGTGACGCGTTTGCGAAATATGGAGTCATCGGCGTGCTCATGCGGATTGAAGACAAAATCCAACGGTCGATGTCGATCACCAAGAATGGAGTGAATTTAGTCGCCGACGAAGGCATCCGCGATACACTCATCGATTTACATAATTATTCTGCGATGGCGTTGATGTTGCTGGATGAATAAAAATGACTTAAAAATGACTCAATATGGTTATATGTGTGTGTATGACGATTCACACTTGTTACGCACGCTCCTTTAGCTCAGTTGGTCATAGAGCACGGATCTTATGAGTCCGGGGTCACGGGTTCGAGCCCCGTAAGGAGCATTTTTTCCTTTCTTTTACACGATGAAATTTAAATACTAATATTATATATAATGTCGAAACAATCGTCCCGTCAAACTCAATCCGGCGCAAGTCGCCGCCGCCGTCCTCGTAAATCGTCAGCAGCGCGACGCCACCGCAAATCCGCGTCTAATGCTGCCCGTCGCACTCGTTCGCACCCTCGCCGCCATCTTCAAAGCGGTGGATGAGGCCAGGCCCCCCCTGTTGCGAATTAAATAACTATATAATTATTTGAATATAGAATATTGATACGTATTGTTGTGAAGACACATTTATAAACCGAACTAACGGCGAAATGTGGTACTGATTTGATACGTTATGATTCTATTATGAATATTTAGTATATCTATATTATAACTGCGTTAGATTGTTATAATATGGCACCGCCACCCGCATCTGTCCGTACTCGCAAAACGAACAAGGTGAATAAACCGGTTGGTATAAATAAACCAAAAGTAAAGACAACACTACATAAGAAAAAGGAAAGGGAAAATGAATCCAAAAAGAATAATAGCAGCAGTGGCCTAGATGAGAAAGGTAATCCATTCCCGTTTGATGATCCAAAAGGAGGCGGTGACCCGATTTGTCCGGGTGGTTATAAAATCGATTATGATTTTGACCCATTCAACGACCCCATCAATCCACCATTTCGATGTATTTCTGCGTTGAAAGACCCATCTGACGGACCGTCTATCATAAATAAATTAAATAATCCGGCAAGCAATATTACGGATTTGGCTTCTGTAACAGCACCGGCTGCTGGCGGTGGGAAGAGCGCGAAGCGAATGCGGCGACGTAAGCGTAAGCATAAGCATACGCATAAGCATACGCGTAAAATCACACAACGACATAAAAAATAAGTGATTGTTATTATTATTGTTATTGTTACGTTTGTGATTGTCATGATTCTCTGTCTGTCACTCTAAAACCCGATATCATAATCATCATCCACCTTACCCAATCGAACCTTCTTCACATTATCCACACACGATTGAATCGCCAACTTCGGAATACCACATTTATCTGTATCCAGTCCAACCGATGAGTTCGCCTTGAATGCTTCGTCGATTTCTTCATTCGCATCTGTATGGCGATACTCTACCGCTTCTTGTTTCATCATCTCGTCGATATTCACGAGCACCTGAAACGCACTCGTTCCATAATAGCCTTCTTGACCGCACATCACATTCGCCGATATACCACGCATCGGGTCCAATTCCGCATGTCGAGCCGCCTTCAAGAACATCTCAGGCGTCTCTTCAAATGACGCTTTCGCAATCGGACCAATATCGTCGCTGTTGATTCCATGGCGGAAGATTGATATCATCGACGAAGACACCGTCATACGGTCACACAACAAACACACATGATGATAGTTAATTGGCGAGTCATCAAACACTTCAACCAGCTCATTATAAATCGCTTGACGCGCGGCTTCAATTCCAAATACGCGATACACTTCTTGAATATCATTACTTACGGTTCGTTTCGGGTCAATATAGTCCTGTCCAAGCATATGAAGGAGATTTGTGCCAGTCGTATCCAACACCCATGTATCCTTCTTTGTATAAACACCGTCCGACCTTACAAGCGTATTCTTGATCACACGCAGCATCACCTTTTTGATTCCCTTAACACCACGTAGAACGACATTATTCAGAAGTTGGTCTTGGAATGACTTAATCATATAGATATGGTCGGATTGGTCAAGCGGATTTTGTTTGTTGCCCGCTCCACCGCCACCACCGGACTTTTTACTTTGCGCGACATTCTCCATGCGGAGTCGAAATACGAGATTATCGTCATTATAATCCGAAAATGCGCAGCTCACTTCATACCCGTAACTATTCTTAATTGCAAAATGGATATCGTCCATCGTGAGTTTCTTGTCCAACATCGCTTCAGGGTCAATCTTGATACGGATAATCCATTTGGACTTCGTCGATGCCGATGCCGCCGACGCCGATGCCGATGCCGATGCCGCCGCACCACCACTACCACCCGATGGAACGTTCGGAACACCCGAAGTGCCAGCACTCTCCGAATCACGCACACACTCTTCAATCAACTTTTCAAACTCTTGATATTGGGTCATCACAGCGCGGTCCTGTTCTACGAGAGTATTCAAATCATCTGGGTCAAAGCATACCTCTATACTCTCCACAACCTCTGCCAATTTGGTATGCTCAATCATCGGGATGAATTCTTGAACACGCTCCGGGGTCGAGCCGTCGTCTTCCTTGAAATACACCGTAATCGACGGATTCTTTGGATTCTCTGAAAGCGTCAGGATTTCTTCGATACGCGGCACACCACGAGTTGCGTTCGACTTGGAAGCAACACCAGCAGAATGAAATGTGTTCAACGTAAGCTGTGTCGTAGGCTCACCGATACTCTGGGCGCTCACCATACCCACCATCTCACCCGGAGCAACAATCGACCTCTTATACTGAAGATTAATCACGCTGATGAGAATCGATAGAGCACTCCGGTTGAAACGCTTTACCAATAACAGCTCCTTCGGCGACAAGTAATAGTAATACATGACCTTGAAGAGAAGAGTGGGAGACGCATAATACAAGTTCTCGAGTTGGCGATATCCCGCTGAAATCATATCCATCGCTTCCAACGGCGTAATATCCACCATCGAATTCTGGTTGATTTGTTGCTGCGATTGGACATTATTGATAATATGCGTAAATGACACCGGCATCTGAACGCTCTTATTATCTGTACGGTTGAATACGCGTTCGATGATGAGGTCACGCATCTCAATCATGTTGTCGATGGTTTCGCGGATTTTCTTCATAGTCGCCGCCTTCTCCTTCTTCATCTTAGCGTAGGCGGTCTTGGTAAATGCGGTCGCTGCGCTTTCTTGCGTCTCGCTGGAATTGTCAAGAGGCATATGGAAGTGAGCATAGATTTCATCAAGACTCATTCCAACAAGGGGGAGGGACTGGTTTTCAACTTTAATGGTGTCGATACCGTCATCGCCGTAGGCGAATTGGATAATACGTTGCTTGCCGTTGCGGACGGTCATATCGTATTCGACTTTCAGGTCTTCCATGCCTTTGATCAGACGACGCTGGATATATCCAGTGGTGCTGGTATCGCGGACTTGAAGGCCGTTGGCTAGACCAAAGTTGAGTGTCTTGGGGATGGTCAAGTCATACATCTTCGGATGAAGAGCAGGATCAACCATCGTCATTTCGACAATTTCGTCTAGGATGACATCGTTGAGGGTGCGTGGTTCGTATTCATCATCTTCGTTGTTGTTAGTAACGACGCCGTCTTCCATTGACAAACCTAGCAACGCCGCCAACCTTTTTCCGCTTGAACCGCGAATAACCAACGTTGTAGCCGATGCGGATGCCGATGAATGAAGTTCGGCGTGAATATTTAAACGAGAACACAGAAATGCGATGTCTTCAATCAGACGAACATTATCCAACTTCACTTCAAAACCGGTGCTTGTTATGTGAATACGCGACGATACATACGCCGTTAGAAGTCCTCTAATATACTCTTTTCCAGCAATATATGCTTCATCAGGAATTTGGGTGTCAATTGCTTCACCAGCACACTTTCCGCGCATATAGTCAGCCGCATCAGCCTCATCCACTGCAATGTAATCACACACATTCTTCGCAACCGGAACAAAGTCGCCTACTTTGATTTCCTCCGTATATTTCTCGCGAAACTGTTGTTTCTCTTCATTCCAAACAAGAAGCGACTTGTTGGCGGTAACTGTTACATAACGTCCTGCTTTCGTTTTAATCTTGAATAACTTCTCGCCGGGGTCGTGACGCGTGACGGCGGTGATTGTCTCCCACGATACATTTCCGTCATAATCCATCGTAACAATTTTAATCGGATGTGACAACTCCAAGTATTCCATATTCTGCTCAGTCATATACTTAATCCTACTGGAATTAGCGGCATCAGCGGCGGTGGTGTCGATGTGCGCATCAATCCACTCGCCAATCTTCACGTATTTCGGCACTTCATTTTCGACAACAACAATCGGTGTTTCCCATGTAACCGACTTCACTGCCGTATCAATCAGACCAATTCGACCGCCCATCGCATGGAAGAACAGCTCCTCGGGCGACAACCCCGAAATAAACGAACTCTCGATGAATCCACGTGCCAGCGGTCCATCATCGAACTTATTGAAATGCGGCAGCGTCCTGCTGTCAAAACCATATGAAATACGCTTGCCTTCAATTGCCTGTTGTCCCAAACACGAAATCATCTGCGAAATATTCAAGTCGCTACCCTTCGACCCCGAAAGCACCAACCCAACGAAACGGTTGGCCGCATTCAAACTATTGATACCGATTTTCCCTGCGTCGTTTGTAGCACTATTCAAAATGTTTGAGACCTTCGCCTCAAATTCCGCTTCATTCGACTTCCCCGTCTTGTTCTCGAAAATCCCCAGATGGACTTGGTCAATCAAGTTCTTCACTTCGGTCTTCTTCTTCGTGATGACCTCCGCAATCTGAGTATTGGTCGCCTTATTCGCAATCAAATCGCTAATACCGACACTATACGCATGCGACTTCATATATTCCGTGATAATATTTTGAAGACCATCGATGAAATCAGCGGCGGCAATATTTCCGAAATCGTTACAAACACGCTGAATCAACCCGACACCACCGCCACCAAGAACACTCTTGTCGATTTGACCACGCATCATTCGCCCGTTCCTGATTTCAACCACATTATTCGAGGTCGCGTAGTCTTCCTTCGGATTCTTCTCACCGAATGCCTTCTTCTTGTATTTCAGCGTAAGTGGCGGCAAAATCTGCGACAATACGTCGAAGTTGCTGATATCTTCGCCGCTCTTGAATGCGGTTTCATTCACGCGCGGGTATGCCGCAAGCAGGTTCATCGCCTCACGCGGTGTGAAGCGAATATTTTCGCGTGTGAATAAGTAGGACCCAATCAACGAGTCTTGGAAGACACCGATAATCGAGTTATTGTTTGCCGGACTGATGAGTTGGTAGGGAACTGCGGCCAAGTGGCGCAACTCAATCTCGGACTCATCATCCTGCGGCATGTGAAGGTTCATTTCATCTCCCGATGAATATCCTCAAGGTTTCCCAAGAGGCTGGACTGTATCATAGACGCGCTCAGAATGGCTAGTTCTTCATCGCACACCAACACCGGTTCAGTCTCTGAGTGCCCTCCATAGTCTGCCATTCGACCGTAGGAAGTAACACTGCTGATTGCCCAATCCTTTACATTATTACCGTTGGGTTCGTCAATTAAACGAGTTCCTCGCAGACGTTTCCGTCCGAGAGTGGTAGTAAAGGCTCTAAGGGGTTTCCAGCAACAAGGTGTTTCGCCAAAAGTTGTTTTTTTAAGCAATATATGAATTCAACGGCCATATTCTTACTTTCTTCCAAAGTTATATGAACCCCGCCAAAATCACTTTTTATTTTATTAATATACACATACCATCCATACTGAATGTTATACCGTTTCAAAGGTTTTATCATATCATCTACATTCTCTTTGAATGAAGACAATTGAATATCTTTAAAACGAATATATTTTGTATCTCTGTAATGATTAATCAACCCGTTGGACACTCTTTTTCTACTTTCTTCTGAATGTGTAAAATCAGATTGTCCTCCAATTTTCAGGTTGTATCCATACGGAAATATGCTATTGTTTGAAATTATGTGATACTTCTCTCTTTCGTTTGCATTTTCAAGATCGCAATATTCTAAAATAACTACCGTAAAATCGTCCTTACCATATTTACGAATAGCATTATTCAAATAATGCGATTGATGTTTTTTGTTTGAAAATGCTTCAGATATATGAGTTTTAAACCGCCCAATATGACCGTATGGTCGATATTTGTTATGGTTCAATATATGAGATACTGCTTGGCCTACATAAACCTTATTTGTGGTTTTGTTTTGTATCTTGTAAATCTCACAATATCTTTTTGATGAATCACGTAAAATTTCATTTGATAATTGTATGTTTGTATTATGGCACGTCATTACTAATATAATATATGTAACTAACTTTAACAACTTTTGACTAGGAGGTAACACGCTTTTCACGCCTCCTGTTTCCGACAGAGATGTTTATCGAAATCCGCATTATAAGGTTTCGTACAACCCACATTCATACGAAACGTATCACCCTGATACATCACCCGCGCAATATGACACATCATGCTCATCCTATGAAGTGTCGGCTGACGGTTGAACAAAATCGCGTCGCCATCCATCATGTGGCGATGAACGATATCACCGTTGTTCAGCACAATATTCGCGCGGTCGGCATAACGAAGCGAAATCGATTCGCCCGTCTTCCGTTCCAGAATCTTCGCGCCGGGATACTCGTCAGGACCCGCGCGAACCAACCGAAGCAGGAACTTTTTATTCCGGTCATTCACGACAACCGGCTTCGTAATATTTTTCGCAATTTTCAACGGAATACCGAGTTCGCGAATCGACAAGTTCGGATCGGGTGTAATGACCGAACGAGCCGAAAAATCCACACGTTTTCCCATCAAATTTCCGCGCACACGACCCGTCTTTCCATTCAAGCGTTCCTGAATCGATTTCAGAGGGCGACCCGAACGCTGAGCAACCGGCGCACAACCCGGAATATTGTTATTCACTTGGGTGGCGACATAATACTGGAGCATCATATGCCAACCATCAATCACATTTGCCGGTGCGTTCTCGTTCATTTTATCTTGAAGTGTCGTATTCGCCTTGATAATATTCACGATGATGTGCGTGATATCGTCTTCACTCCTCTGCGAACCATCCATCTTAACCGACGGCCTAACAGCAGGTGGTGGTATCGCGAGAACCTGACACACCATCCAATCCGGCCGCGAAAACACCGGACTAAATCCCATGAATTCCACATCTTCATCGCTGATTCTGCGAAAGATTTTGATCACGATTTCGGGAGTCAGTTTCATCGACAGCGAACCGTCTTTGTCGGCTTCCGCGGCACTCCCCGCAATACTGGCTTGCGTCGTCTCTTCTAAAACTCCCTTCACGTTGTCCCATTCTGCGTATATTTTACCGAGTCCTGCTTTCATCGTAATCCTAGTTGGCTGAAGGCAGCCGCATCCGGTCTCCGTGTCTTCACCGCAACGCTTGATTTTGCTCGCAATACGGAACACCTGCGACCACCTCTCATCCGCAGGCAAGGAAAGAAACTGCTTGTTGGCACTTTTGCTGATTCGAAGTGCGCTACACTTGATACAAACACATCGCAAAATCTTCACCACCGTTCCTAGATATTGATAGTAAAACACCGGACGGGCGAGCTTGATATGTCCAAAGTAGCCAGGGCATTTCATATAATCCAATCCATCCGTCGGGCAGATGACGCCGGGGTCAATCGGCCCCATCCTTGGGTCGAACAAACCTCCAATCACCGGCTTATTATTCACATACGTTTCCCGGTTCGTAATTTCAGCGACAGACCCCTTCAATATTTCCTCCGGCGACATAATACTAAATTGAATTCCGATGATTTTCGAAACCGGAATAGTGGATGATGACGCCGCCATTGTTATGAACCTTGATGTTGTTTTGTGTTCTTATATACTATTTAGATTGTTTTCAATTTTGTTGAAAAATCCATTTTTTGAATGATAAATGCGAATAGTGAGGCACGTCCGAAAAAAATTGAAATCGTTTCTTGCCATCGTCATGAATGTCAGCGAACAAGCACAACTACATTTACAAGAAGATGTCACCCTTTACCATCAAGAAGAACAAGAAGAATACAGGCAAAGGCCTTCGTCTCGTTGGCGGTGGAAAGCCTACATATAAGAAGCACCGCGACGATGAAGATAACAAAGGATTTCCTGAATCTGACACCGGGTCGGGGTCTGACTCAGAAGGTGAGAGTTCGGCGTCATCTGTTTCAGTCCAGCAGCAGCAGCACGAGCATCGTATTACTAACAAAAATGGAAAAAAAATTACAAAGAAAACCAAAACAGATGCGGCCAACATGGTTGTTGGAAAAATCGCAGAAGCTCTTGCGTCATCGGTGATTGCTGCTGCGATTGTTGGCAAAAAAGACAAAAAAAAAAGCAGCACCAGCAGCCGCCGTCGCAACAACCGCCGCCGTGAAGACGACAACGACGATGAAGAAGAAGATGACCGTGAGAATGATTTCACCGACGAGAGTGAGCACAATGAAGATGACGTCATCGAAAACAGCGAGAGCGACAACGAAGATGCAGAAGAATCACAGGATGAAGACGACAGCGAAGACGACGATGACGACGAAGACGACGAGAGCGAATACGACGAAGATGATAGCGACTACGATAGCGAAGACGACGATGACGACGAAGACGACAGCGACGATGACGACGACTATGACAGCGACAGCAGCGACGGCAGCAGCGAAGCTGAAATCGCAAGACACAAGAAGCATCAAAAGGAGATGGAGCAACGTTGCGAGAAAAACAAGAAGAAGCTCGCTGAAATCAAAGAGACGATTCAGTCGCTGACAACTACGATGTCGGCCAACGCTTCACTCGCCGCCAACAGGTTCATGAAGAAGCAGCTCGAAGAAATGAAGCAGAAGCAAAAAGACATCGAACAGCAACTCCGCAACGACGAGAAGAAGCGCGACAAGTTGAACGTCAAAGAATTCAAAACGCTTCTCAGGAAGAAGAATTCTACGAATGACCTTCGCTATTTCCGCCGCCACATGACACCCGAGCAGCAGCAGAAGGTCATCGCCGACCTGAAACAAATCCACGCGGTAAGTATCATTCAAAAACCATACCGGCTTTCCCTTTTGGAAACAGACATGCCGGTCCAATTCAAGGCCATCGCCATGCGAAAAATCAATTCGCTGCGTCACATGGAGCCAGGGTGCGGTGAGTATTACAAGGTGAAGAACTGGGTGGATACCTTCATGAAGATTCCATTCAACAAAACCAAGAACCTGCCGCTTACGATTGAAGACGGACTGGCGCGTTGTAGCGAGTTCATGGAAGCGTCGAAGACAACACTCGATACCGCTGTGTATGGACTCAACGACGCAAAGCTCCAGATTATGCAGATGGTCGGTCAATGGATTTCCAACCCTGGTGCGATGGGTAGTGCTATCGCAATCAAGGGTCCGATGGGAACCGGCAAGACTTCCCTCGTGAAGGAGGGTATCAGCAAAATCTTGGGTCGCGACTTCGCATTCATCGCACTCGGCGGTGCTACCGACAGTAGCTTCTTGGAGGGTCACTCCTATACATACGAAGGCAGCACATGGGGCAAAATCGTCGAAATCATCATCCAGTGCGGTTCGATGAACCCTGTCATCTACTTCGATGAGCTCGACAAAATTAGCGAGACTGCGAAAGGCGAGGAGATCGTCGGCATCTTGACGCACCTCACCGACACGAGTCAGAACGCGCAGTTCCATGACCGCTACTTTGCTGAAATTGACTTTGACCTGAGCAAGTGTCTCTTCATATTCAGTTACAACGATGAGAGTAAGGTGAATCCGATTCTACTCGACAGAATGTACCGTATCAACACGAGCGGCTACAACAAGAAGGACAAGACACAGATCGCACAGAAGTATCTCATCCCCAAGATTTGCGCGCAGGTAGGATTTCGTGAAGGTGATATCGTGATTCCGGACACAGTCATCGAACACATCGTCGAAAATTACACCGAAGGCGAGCAGGGTGTTCGCAACCTGAAGCGGTGTTTGGAAGTCGTCCATCGCAAGTTGAACTTGTATCGTCTCATCAAGCCAGACACACCTCTGTTTGAAAAGGAGATGTCGCTGAAGGTTACGTTTCCATTCTCGGTGACGGATGAGGTTGTGGATAAGTTGGTGAAACAGGCCAACGATGACAAGCGTATGAATTTGAGTTTGTATTTGTAATGGAATGGAATGGAATGGAATAATCAAAACGTATATAAACAGTACCCGTAATAATAATAATAAAAAACATCATTTTTTTATAGTATGTCATCAGGGTTACCTGCGATCCATGTATTCTTTAATAACTTCTGGCCTGGATTTAAAGAAAAAACGGATATCATTGACTGTACCTTTTTTGTTCAGTTGTTAGAGAAAACATACAACTCCCCAATTTACGTGACTTCAAGACCGGATGATGCTACAATATTGGTGGAGTCGATTTTTGGTAATTATTCTTATTTGAACTACAAAAAATGGCGCGCAACGATATTATACACAGGCGAATCTGACTACGCCAGCACACAAAATGTAGATAAATATGATTGTGTATTAGGATTCGAAGAGACACGAGGGAATTTCGTGAAATGCCCATTTTTTGTTATTTTTGTAATTACAAATCCGCAGATAATGAAAGAGTTAGAAAACCCAGCGCAATCCATTCCGAATGAAATACCGCCAAACTTTGCGTCTATCATTCTATCGAATGGAACTCATGGTAAGACACGTTTAGAAATTTACAATCGCATAAAAAATGAAATGCCAGTATTCTCAGGAGGCAAATACGATAATAATGTCGGGTTTGTTGTTCCGGGGAGTTATAACTCAGATGAAATGACAACGTTTTATCGAAGAGGGAAATTCGCGATTACGATGGAAAACAACGATAAACCGTATTATATTACGGAGAAATTAGTGAATGGAATTCGTGCGGGTGTTATTCCAGTGTATTGGGGAACTTCACGTGTTACTGAATTCTTTCATCCGCGTCGTTTTATTCACCTCAGCCAAAATCCGACAAACGAAGAGATTAACGATGTTATTCAGCGTATGAAACATATGACGAATGAAGAATACAACGAGATTGTTAGTCACCCAGTTTTGGTTCGGCCGATTGGAGAGATTTGCGACGAAATACTTGAATCTGTAAAAAAAATACTTACCTGAGCTTACCTGTGTCGCTGTCGTCCCGTGTGTGTGTGTTGCGCTTGCTTGCTGCTGATGTCTCGTGATCACTCACTCATCTCGCTCATCGTTATTTGTATGTCGTGATGGCGAATCACCAAGTCGTTTTGTTCGTTTTCAAATGCGTTGATTGCGTCTTCTGTAAGAATCGTTTCTGACAGCTCTCTTGTCAGATCATACTGCGCGACTCTGATTCGACTGTCGTCGCCGATCACAACGATGCGAATGTCTGTGTTCATCAACTGGTCAAGGAACGCGGGGTATTGTTTTTTGGGGTTGAACCGCTTGAATTCATTTTCCTCTTCTTCGCCGACGATAACAGCAGTAACTTGGTAGTATGACGGGTCCATCGGGTCTTTTTGTGTTTCGAACCACCATGATGAAGCACAGAATTCGACGAGAGCAAGCCACCGGCACCGCAACAAGAATGCTCGACATTTTTCAGCATGTTGAATGATTTCGCCGATGGTGTTTTCCGCCGCCGTTTTGAAGGCAAGAATATGCCTGGTTCGCAAGACACGTATGATGGGGGTGACTTGGTCTTCGATGAGACGCTTTGAAATCACGCGATGGTGTTCTTTGGTCATTTCAATCAGCGAACGCAGTTCTTTTTCAGTTTGGGTAATTTCAGGTTCAAGTTCTTGGTCATCCTCGTCGATGTCGGCTGCGTTCCGCATACCTTTGATGATGCTTCGAATTCGTCGAATCGCCGTTTTCTTCTGCTGCTTGTTGCTGACGAGCAGTTTTCGAATGTTTTCAAGTTGTTGGATGCTTCCGAGTAAAATTCCGGTCATTTGAAGGTATTCGCTTGACTGGGGCAGCTGTGTCATGCGATACACGAAGTCGTTGTGTGCGATTTCGCACATTTCCGCAGAAACGTTCGGTCCGCCGCGACAAATCCGACTTCTTCGAATGATCGCCTTCTCTTGTCGTCTCAGGTCATTTTGAAACTCGTGTGCCACGTCTGTCACAAGCTTGGAAATCTGCTCGATATATGTATTCAGTTCCTTCACACCTTTCACGCGAGGCATGAATATAGTCTCAACTGTTTCTTCGGTATGTCTCGTCGTCGTCGTGCTCATTCTTGTCTGTTCTTTGCTTTGCTGTCGCTGCTATCTATCCAAATATGAAAAAAACATTTCAATTTTTTTCATATTGTTCTCTATATCTCAGAACAACATGAAATATCGTAAGCGTAAGCGTTAGCGTTAGCGTATTAGACACCGGAATCCGAAGTGCGGTTGCCTCCACGCGTATTCAAGTAGTTGATTTGTTCAGGGGTCATACACACACAACCGGTGCTGGATGAATAGGGTGCGGGGCAGCATTCTGGCTTAAACTTATTCTTGGCAAACAACACCAACTCGCCATTTTTAAGGGGCTCGTCGGCAGTATATGCGCTTCCAGTATTATTGATAAGGCCATAACCGAATTCAGACGCATACGTGTTGGCTTTCGTGACCCACATGCCAGCGACATCACCATTTTGGACTTCGTTCAGGTCGGAACCCATAAGAGCCATACCTTCACGACCGTCCTTCTTTACTGGGATCGTTTCTTCGCGTGGTGCGGGCGTCGCCAAGCCTTCTGTGACTTGGGACACTACACCCATTCCGGTTTTAAATAAATCGGGTAAGAACCCCTCCTTCTTCACTTGGGCAGTAGTTGCGGCAATAATATCCGGCACAGGCTGTTTCTTCTTAATCATATCTTGTGCGTCCTTCGACGCGGATTGAACCGAAGTATCAGACCCAGGTGTTCCAGCATCACGATTCTCAACCCCTTCCAACAGCGAACCACCACGTCCCATCAAATAGTCAAAGACAGGATAACGGCAGCAACTACACATCATGTTGGCTCCAATAAAAAGAGCGACAACTACGATGATTACCAATTTATAGTTCATTTTATGAATATGATATTATACTAAATCAATAGATTATATTCTTCTTTCCTAAAACATTTCAATCATCAGGAGAAGGCAATCGACTGGTTCTTTGACGTGTAATTTGTCGCGAAACAATACCCAACAAAATAAGTGGAATCGCAATCGTCAAAAAAACCGCGATGGCGGCAATCGCAAGAACCCAGCCTACAAACGGAATATACCAAAGAACAATAATGACAATCACCATAATAATCAATATGATGATGACCAGTTCATAAATCGACCCAATCAGAGAATAAAACGACCATAACGCACCAACGAATGTCAGTAAAAATGTTGCGAGAATACCTTTTATTTTCTCGAAGAAATCGACCATCTTAATAAGCATATTTTGAATCGGGATGAGCACATTTTGAATACGGTTAAATACGGCTAAAAATATATTCTTGAGAGTGTCTCTCATCCGATTAAATAACAGCCGGAATTTCTCGATCACTTTCAGTATATTCTTGAATATTCCCATCACGACGTTGAATATGACATAGACCATACTCATCGGACGGTCAAATACGCCTTTCGTGCTGTTGGCACTACATTCCATGAAATTCTGTTTCGTATATTCCATCGGACTCACCCCCTCTGGTGCGTTAATCCACCCAGCAAAAGGCATCACATCTGGGCGACAACGGTATTCCGGCCAGTCGCGTTTTACATCAAGTAACTTATTCTGTAATTGGAAATATGTCACTGCCGACATAAAAATAAAAATAACGAAACATACTTTGATAATATCAATTCCATAACGCTCAGAGAATGTTTTATCCCCGTATAAATAATTCAGTCGTTCAAACAAAGGCTGTTTTTTCAGTTTTTCAAGTTTTTCGGAGAGTTCAGACGATCCTTGTTTCGCATAATCATGTAATGATGTTAAAATGGAATCACGAGTTGTAGTTTTAACCTTACCTAACGCTTTATCGCTGACTACTTTTGATACAATTCCTAAATCAATTAAATATGAATTTAATTTATTGAATATGACGGTTACGACAGCTTCTGCCATCACTTTATCGTATATACAGATATATTTTAGATATATTTGTATATTACAGACTTTTTGTTATGATAAGAACGAGAGATTACGGTTCAACTGATTCGGCATTCCATGTCCAAACATCACCATATAAATAAGAACAATCGCAGCTATCACAATCGACCGGTCTTCCGCGACAAGAGCCGATTGATTCAGCACAAACCGCATCATCATGTAAATAACCGCACCAATCATCGCGGCATGAGCCAGCATAATAGAACCGCGTTCGTAAGCCATTATATTGTATTCCTTAGTATTATTATACTACCACATTAGACTATAATTCAAATACTTACTTCCGCCCGAGCGACCGCACCATCTGTCCAAAAATGCCTCCCCACAGACTTTTCATCACCATAAGCGCACTCGACATCACGAACATTAACGTTGCAAAAATGCCCGCCAATTTATTTACTAAATCTCTCATCGCAATAATAATGCGTTGAAACCCGATAAGAATGTTCGAGAATATTCCGAATATATTTTTCACAACAAACAGTATCTTATCGCGGAGCTTTCCGATGAAACCGCGAATATTTTCCGTATCTTTCACGATTTTTGTGGCGACGCTTCCGACCAACGAAATCACATGATTCAACGGCATCATAAGGTATTCCATATAACTGCTTTGCGTGGTTTGAATACACTGCATGAAGTTATCTCCGACATCATGGCCGAACAATTTGGCAAAAGGCATTACCGCTGGACTACATCGGTATAGCGGCCAATTATCTTTTACTTTTTTCATGCCTATCGCTAAAATATTGGAAAGGTATAACCCTAAAAAAACGGCGATAATTATGATTGAAAAAATGACATCTGTTGATTTCATTTAATACGACTTCGAAATAACCGACGAGATATAACACGTCTCAGTTATATTACACGCATATAATAACTATACGTTGGCTTACGCCGCCGCAGACAATCTTTATGAGAAGACCTTTCGCATAACCTTTTTGATGTTGTATGCTATCATAGATGAGAGCGACTGACTGTGATGACGATGACGATGACGATGACGATGATGAGAGACTCGAAACGTTTTTCGTTTGCCGCCGCTGCTTCCGCCGCTTTGTGTAACATACGCGTCGTTGATGCTATTCGACTGTGCTTGATTATGTAAAGCTGTGAGCGACGCATTTTGCGCACCGGCACACTGAGGCCCACTCGTGCATGTTGAACCCACTTGTGGAATCGGAATTCTCTCTCCCGCACCACCCTTCTGCTGCTGGTGCGATTCCTGATATCTCCGACCTTTGTATGTGCGAATAAATGACCGGTGTTTGTATTCACGGCTTTTCTTACCACGTTTTGCGGTATGTTTCTTACGGCGTCCTCCGGATAGTGTATTCACAGCATTTAACTGGCTTTGTTGCGCCTTTACATTTTCCATCGTTGCTTGCGGTGTCGCGATATTTGCCGGCACTTGAATGCTTGCCGCCGCATAACTCGGCGCTTGCGGTGCTTCTTGTACTTTAAGTGACATGACCTTTATTCCTTCTTTTATTACGTCTTACTGATTATTGATATATATATACCTGCGAATAAAAATTGGTCGCAACGCGTTTGAAAGAAGTCTAAATACTATCCGCGTAATATATACATATCCGCGAAATGGACGACGAACAACGCATTCACCTTCAAAAACTCATCGAGGCAAATGGAACAGAAGACCATACCGAGGTTATCCGCCGCGTCAAGCATAGTTCGCAGATTTACACCGATGTGACAACGATGATAAAACTCAGACAGGATTACGGGCGTTTAGCCAAATCCAACCCCAAACAATTTGACGCGATTTGCGTGTCTCGCTGCGCCTTTCTCTTTAAGTTCTATACGGATTTATTCAACAAATTGAAAAAGGGCGAAATCGACCTAAAACTTCTGTTCAGGATGATACAAATCTTGCGAGAGATCGAGGACGGTAAATTGGACCAACATGAAGGTTCATTCGAAGTTGGTAAAATTTTGAAGAGTATTTACATCGATAGTGCGCTCAAACGGTCCGAGAATTTAGACGCAGAGCAGGCAAAGAAAGATAAAAAAACGGCGGCAAAAGCAGCGAAGACATCGAGACCGGCGATTCCAGAGAAAAAGATGAGCTGGGCCGATTTCAAGGCTGCGCAGGAGGCAGGGACCGCGGCAGCACCGGATTCATAAAAACAATATATCCGTTCAAATACGTCGCAAAGGATACCCACAGCATGTACGGCACGAGTAAATACGCCGCGAGGCGGCTCACGGAGTAAAAGGCACGGATAGTAAGCACGATGAATGCGAGCATCCCTAAAATCACGACGAAGCTAAGGTCCGGGCGTTGGAGGGTGAAAAAGAGCGGCGACCACGAGAGATTGAAGATCCACGCACCACAATAGTAGAAGAAACCGGCCGATCTCACGCCGGCACTAATAGTGTTGAACGCAGGCGACGAGAGAAATACGACACCCGACGCGATGATGAGCGCATACAAAATCGTCCATGCGATGGGAAAGACCCAATTGGGTGGAGTCAGGGGAGATTGCCTGAGAGATTTATACCATTTGGAGTTGGCGACGGAATCGGTGTTCATTTACATACTCAATACATTATAATGTGTAATATCGATATTCTCTTCGGAAATGCCAAGTTCCTTGAAATATTCGACACTTTTCGTTATACGCGCCATAAAATTATGTGCGCTACCTACCGTATCATAACTCGATTTACGGTCGATATCAAAATCCGCATCCAACGATGAACAGTGGTCAAAAAATTCAAACCATAGTTCGCCAAGTTTGAATGGTTTGTATTCCACATCGGGTTCGGCGTCATCGTCCATAATAAAACACTTTTTATATGCTGCGTATTCGTCATGCGCAACATATTCTTTCCTTCTACGCAGGCATGTTATATTCTCGTCTTTTCTAAACTCCGCAATCTCAACAAGTTTCGCGTTGAATTCATCTTCGCTGTTCGTTCGCATAAGCACATCTAAAATACCTTTATCAAAGCATTCATTTTGTTGATCGTAATTGATAGAGGTGTCGCGAATACCATAAATGAAAACACTATATTTGTCAAATAATTTCTGGATTGTGGAGATTGTATTGAACTCCAACGGAACACCCGCACTAACACCGAGTCGAATACATACGGAAATGGACATCTAGTATAATAAGAATATACGAGAGATGTGTTTAAGCTGTGGATTTGAATCGTATAGTGTAGGCAAACAAGTATAAAATTGAATGTGTATGTTGTATATCATTTACAATATACACAACTGTAATGCCACCCAAGTTTAAAATCAAGCCTTCTGCCGCCACCGCATCTACTCGCCCTGCCACCACCTCCGCCGTATCTGCTCCATCCCGTTCCAGCATATCGGCTCATCACAATAAAGGTAATACCCGCACCCTCCTTATCGTGGAATCCCCCGCGAAGTGCCAGAAAATCGAGACCTACCTCGGCAAAGATAAATACATGTGTCTCGCCAGTTTCGGGCATATCCGAGAGATTGCCAACGGTCTGAAATCCATCGCAGTCGAAAACGAATTCGCCATCAAGTTTTCAGTCATGTCGTCCAAGCACGCCCAAGTCGCGAAACTCCGTGCCGCCATCGCTGACGCAGCCGAAGTCATCCTCGCCACAGACGACGACCGTGAAGGCGAGGCTATCGCATGGCACCTCTGTCAAGTCTTCCATCTCTCGGTAGAAACAACCAAACGCATCGTGTTCCATGAAATCACAGAACCCGCGCTAAAAGCCGCCGTCGGCGCACCTCGCACGATTGATATGTCTCTCGTGCTCGCACAACAGGCACGTCAGGTGCTTGACCTCGTGGTCGGGTATAAAATATCTCCTGTTTTATGGACGTATGTCGCACATACAAATCTCTCAGCAGGTCGTTGTCAGACTCCTGCTCTTCGCCTCATCTACGAGAATTACAAAGAGATTGAAGCATCAACAGCAACGATGGTTTATACGGTCTCTGGAATCTTCACTAAACTTAATCTTACATTCCATCTCTCGAGAGAAATCGAATCTCTCGGAGGTTCTTCTTCTTCGGCTGAATCTCTCGAACTCTTCATCCGTGAAACAGCAGCGGCGCCAGATACAGGGTTTCGTGCGACGGTCGGCGCACCCAAGAAGGCGACAAAGGCACCGCCATCACCCTATTCCACGAGCACGCTTCAACAAGCCGCAAGTAATGAACTTCATCTCTCGCCGAAGCTCACCATGTCAGTGGCACAGAAATTATATGAGCAAGGATATATTACGTATATGCGAACAGATAGTAAGGTATATTCAGCAGATTTCGCAACGAAAGCACGAAGTTATATTCTCAAACGATTTGGAGGAGAAGGTACTTCGACAGATGATCTTCTTCTTGGAAATCTCTCAACGATGAAGGGAGCAAAGGCCACCGAAGAAGCGTCGGCAGCCCATGAAGCCATCCGTCCCACAGATATCTCTCGAACTTTACTTCCCCAATCGTGTCATCCGACCGAACATCGGCTCTATTCTATGATTCATCGAAATACGCTCGAGAGTTTAATGGCGCCAGCAATATGTCAAACTCTCACCATGGCAATCACATCGCCTGTCGCGGTTGCGGGTCAATCCTGTGAATACCGCTACACAGCAGAACAAGTCATAAAACCGGGGTGGAAACTCGTCACGGGTGGGTATGACCCCGAAGCAAAAGAATACACGTATTTCGCATCTCTCGCTGCCTCCTCCGTGAGCACCGCATCGACCGCCCACACGATGCCATTCAAACGTATCATGACCAAATGTTCGCTTCGCAACTCAAAATCGCATTATACAGAGTCGGGTCTCGTTCAGATGCTCGAGAGAATGGGAATCGGCCGCCCATCTACATTCTCATCACTCGTCGATAAAATTCAAGAACGCGGATATGTGAAACTCCAAGATGTCCGCGGTAAATCTCTCGAATGTAGTGAATACACCGTCGGCGCAGACAAAAAGATAGAATCAAAAACGGAAGTTCGAGAGATTGGTGGAGAGACAAGGAAACTCGTTATTCAACCTCTCGGAATCATCGTCATCGAATTCCTCATGACGCATTTCGCGCCCCTCTTTGAATACGAATTCACGAAGAATATGGAGAATCAGCTGGATGAAATCGCAACCGGTGGAATGATATGGCATGAACTCTGTTATAAATGTTGGTTTGATGTAACGACGCAATTACAAGAACTGAAAGAGCGAGGTGTCATCAAAGAAGAAATCCAAATCGATGACAGACATTCGTATATCATGGGGAGGAATGGACCGGTCATCCGGTGTCGGGTATCGGACAGCGACGCGGATAGCGAAGACGGCGATGCAAGTGAAGCGAGCGATGACGACGGCGACACGGGCGACACTGACGCCGACGATGGTGTATCGCAAACGATACACACTAGCGTAAAGAAACCAAAATTCGTATTTAAAAGTGTGCGACCAGACCTAGAATACTCCAAGATCCAGCGTGGGGAGTATTCTCTCGCGTATATGCTAGGCGAAATCGATGTAAATAGCGGTGGCGGAACCGTAGGCAAAACACCCACACCCACCGGGACCACGACAGCACCAACACCTGTATCTGTCGCAGGAGGCGGCCGCATGATGGGTCAATATCAAGGCCAGGATATTATTATCAAGAGCGGTAAATATGGAGCGTATATTGTCTGGGGAAGTATGAATCTCTCGTTAAAGCCGTTGTTGGGCGGCGGCGGCAGAGGCGGTAAATCCGAATTCGACCTCTCGTTACAAGACGTGATTGCTTTTATAGAAAAAACGACTGGTGCTGCGGGTTCGGTAGGCACAGCAGAAGACGGCGATGAAATGGCCAACACAACACCCGCTACGGCACCGTATCAAGGGCAAATTATGCGCACCATCGACGAAAATACAACAATACGATATGGAAGATATGGACCGTATATCTTTCATAAAACGGCGAAAATGTCGAAACCCGCGTTTGTCGCGCTAAAAGGGTTCGCAGAAAAACACGGGAATTATATGACGTGTGCGGCGGCGGTGTTACATGAGTGGATCGCGGCGGATGCGGCTGCACCACCTAAACCGAAACCGAAGTTTGGATATTTCAAGAAGAAGTGAAGAAGTAAATGTTATTTACACCACTACCGAAAATACTCCCAAACGCGGCGTATGCCCTCTTCCAATCCTACGTCACACTTGAATCCAAACAATTCTTCCGCCTTCGTAATTACCGGCCGGCGACACATCGGGTCATCTTGGGTCCTCGGCAAGTATTTCACCGCAAATGCGCAGTTGTCATCATGTCTTGACATCTGTAACGCCCGCCGAAACACATCCACGAGCTCGTTCATCGTGAATTCACAACCAGGATTGCCAATATTTACAGGCCCGACCGAAATAACATCCGTGCGCCGCGCCGCCATCATCGCCACCAACGCACGCACCGTATCATCCACGTAGCAAAACGACCGGGTTTGTGTTCCATCCCCGTAAATCGTAATCGCCTCGCCACGCTTTATCTGACGAATAAAATTGGTAATTACTCGCCCGTCATTCAAGTCCATCCGCGGACCATAGGTATTGAACAAACGCACAACCTTCAACTCTAACTCCGGGAACCGTTTCTGGTATTCGTAGATCAGCGTCTCCGCCACGCGCTTCCCCTCGTCATAACATGACCGCTCCCCCACCGTATTCACATTTCCGTAATAGGTCTCGGGCTGTGGATGAACCAAAGGGTCGCCATATACCTCACTTGTAGAAGTAAAGAGCATTTTACAGTTATATAAGACACAATAATCCAACACACGTTGGGTGCCGTTAATCGACGTCAAGAGGGTCTCCATCGGGTATTTTTTATATTTTTCAGGAGACGCAATCGACGCGAGATGATAGATTTCATCGACGTGTTCGCCAAATAATGCGGGACAAACCGGCTTCGTAATATCATAATCGATGAAATGAAAACGCGAACTCGAGAGAATTTGTAGAAGGTTGTCTAGGTTTCCTGTAATGAGATTATCCACACAAATAATCTTGTTTTCTTGGCTTTCATCATGAAGATACTTACAAAGGTTGGCTCCAATAAATCCGGCACCGCCGGTAACAACAATCGTTTTCATCGTGGTTGTCCTCCGTCGCTTTCCTCCGTCGCTGTTCTCCGTCGCTATATACACTATGTAATTATTATCTAAATAGTGTATAACCGACATATTCGCTTACGTAATGGAAAATATATCAGGACCAAATGACTTAGTCCCGTCATTCAAAATATTTTCGATGTTAATCATCATCACGATTGTCATCAAAATGATTTTTCAGTATAGTTATAATGAAAATGCTGCTCCTTCATTTAGCGATGTAAATAGTTTAACCGATGTTTCCCTTATCAAAGATGAAATCAAGAAAAAAGACTCGTCCAATATGAAAAAGGAGGTCACCGTATATTTTAAGTCGTATATCTTTTACTACTTGACGCTACTATGGACCGCTTGCCTCATGATTACCATCGTAAGCATCACGTTAAATAAATACAACCCAGACAAACCAGGTTGTATCATGCGAATGAGTTTGCTTAACGTGGTTCCAATCACCCTGTTCATGGCCCTTCTTGGTTGGATTATTTACCAAAACACCGTATATTATAAAAAAATCAACTCGGGACATGTAGCCGAAACGTATGTGACATTCGATATTGCGGTGAATATTTTACTACTGGTTCAGGCGGGTATCATGTACGCATATATCAATCAACAGATGCTTTGTTCGTCAGAGATGGGGCAGTATAGCGAGGCGATGTCGAAATATGGGCCTTATATTGCTGGGTTCATCGCACTTCTTGCGGGAGGGTGTATGACGCTAAATGAGATCATTTTACGGTTTTTTACGACGGATGGCTAACAACCGAACCGCCATCCCGCCCCGCCATTAACCCCACCATCCACACAGGTTATATCACCACACCCCCCCCCCCCCCCCCCCCCCCCCCCTCCCCCCCCCCCCCCCCCCCCCCCCCACCCCCCCCCCCC